TATCGATATCGCTCCAAGGACCGACTAAAATTTAAGTCAAAGATACGCTAAAAGCGTACGATGTCCATACTCTGCAACCTGTGCAGTTCACAATAAACAAGCGTCTATATTGCATAAACTAACCGGCTGTATTTGGTGAAAGTCATATGAAGAAACCTCCTTTCTCAGTAAGTATTCTGTGAGCTGTACAGATTGGAGGGTATGGACAAGGAAAGGAGAAAGGAATGAAGAAATTAAGTAAAAAAGCATGGAAAGAGTACGTTGAGGAACCGAGTAACTGGGAACCTCGTACATGGATTCCTGAAGACGGTCTGCGAATCAGTCTGTTGAAAGAAACCGACATCCGAGTGCTTGAGGAATGGTTCGAACCAGACAAATGGGTGAAAGAGATGGGTGTCAAAGCGCACTGGAGAAAGCTCAGTATGTACATCGTTCATGAAACAGATGCAGGCGATCGATATCGTCAGACACTTTCGAAGACCGAAGCAATTGAAATGCTGTGGAAAGCTCAGGAAGGCAAGCTATGATGGATTGCATTATATTCTGCGCTCTGATTATCGGCTTCTCAGTCATAGTGGCAGGTGCATCCAGCTACATTCTGGACAAAGAAATGGAAACAGAAAAAGACAAGCTGATTGATGAGGTTATCAAGGAGATAGAAAGGAGAAAGTAGATGGATATTTGGTACAGTCCAACCGAAACGGCATACGTAACGATGGCTAAAGCATTGAAGAAACACATCGACGAAAAAACGGATAATGCAGAGATTGAACAAAAATACCTTGTTCCACTCATGAAAATCATTGCAGATGGATTCCTAACAGAAATTATTAACGAACAAGAAAACATGGTTGTTCATAACCACGAGATACTGAAAAACCAAAGATTTGAAATCGCTCAGAATAAAAAAGAAGTCGCAGCGCTTGCCCAAGAATGGATACAAACCAAAGCTCGTATTCAAGAGGGGAATCGAACGATCGAAAAGAATAAGCAGGATGCGGAATCGCTTGAATTACGTATTCAAGAACTGGAAAAAACCGTCAACGACTTAGAGGAAAGGTTGCGCCAAAGAGATGGAGCAATTGTTGACGGAGAAATCGAAACAGATTCAGCGCTTGCCGGAGCAATGAGGGCTTACGACTTTATAGAAAAAAAGACATGCGACAGTGACAAAGCTTCAAAAGCGTTCAATTCGTATTTACTCAATGGGAAGTTCACAAAAGGCGATACGTACGAAAACGGAATCAAAAAGTTCGATGCTGAAAAAGCGATTGAAGAGGCAAAAGGCGAAAAACTTCACCGTAACATTTCGACGATGGATTTATCGACTCGAACCTACAACGCACTTTCAAGAAATGGTATTGCAACTATCGGCGAAGTTGTCGAATTAACTCGAACGGAGCTCGAACAGTTGCGAGGCATGGGCGAAAAAGGCGCCAAAGAAATCGAGGAAAAACTGTCAAAGCTCCATCTGGCATTGAAGTTCGACCTTATAGATTTATACAAATAGAAAGGAGAAAGGAACAATGAATACCGAATTATTTGAAGCGATTAATCGTAACCATGACAGAAAGGTATCCAGAGCGAAGACAAGGGAAAAAGTAACACTGGAAGATGTTGCATTCCTGTCTGTCGTACCGATCGCATGCTTGCTGATGGCGCTTGTGGAGAATCTGTTATGACAGAACGAGAGGGGTACTTAATTCTAAGCCGGCCATATATCACCACAAAAGACGTGGCGAGAGTGCTTGGCATTACATCCAATTCGGCAAGCAAGCTACTGACAAAGAATGAAGTCAGAAAGATACACAAAGGAGCGTATATTACTGCCGACTTTGTTCGTAAATTCGGACTTACTGAGTATTTAAAAAGAGTGTCACGTTTTGCAGAACAATGACACCCAATGAAAAACAGAAGACTTAAAAAATTAAGTCATACAAATTATATCAGAGAAAGGAGCAAATATAAATGCAAAATATCAATGGTCAAATGGTCGATACAGATGCTATCGAAAAGCTGCGAGGATACTACGATGCTCAGCTGGATGCATCTGACTGGTGTGACTTTGGTAATGAAGATGATGAAGACATGACCTTTGAAATCCGCAAAGCGCAATACGATGCGATGGTCGAGAATATGTACAACCTCAAACAAAGACTCACGTATGCGAGCAGACATGCCAAGAGCTTGGAAGAAGATAAAGAGGATTTAATCGATGAAATCCATTATCTCAAAGAATTCATTGATGAACTTCAACAGTACATCATCGGACAGGAATTCATGTCCGGATGGTTCGATTGTTTAGAGAAAGACGACGATCTAACCGAGTACGAACAGGACGGTGTACTGGCAGACCATCAATTACCGTTCGGATACGACAGCATGGACAAGCTGTATGAATTAGGTATTACTCGTCCGATGTTGGTTAAATTTGCAAAAGACAAATATCAAGAGTGGAAGGAGAAAGAAAAGAATGAAGGAATTCAATTGGACACCGAAAGAAGTACAGAAGAATGAGCTGGTTAGCCCTGCTGACTTAGCCACAATCGCAAGGTACAAGCAACTTGAGAAGGAAGTCGCTGCGATCAATGCACGAATTCAGAGCAAGATGCTTGAGAAGATGCGAGAGCAGGGAATCAAGTCGATTGATAATCAGTACTTCAAGGCGACATACATCGCTCCATCGGAGCGCAAGACAGTCGACTCGAACAAGCTGAAAAAGGACGGCTTATATGATGCGTATACAAAGACCACACAGGTGAAAGAGTCCGTTCGAATCAGCTGGAAGGAGCTGGCAGAATGAAGATTACAAGAGGCATCGAACAAAAGCCTGTAAAAGTGCTGATTTACGGACCGGAAGGAATCGGCAAGACCACATTCGCCAGTCATTTTCCTGAGCCTGTATTCATCGATACAGAGGGGTCTACGGCACGAATGAATGTCGCAAGATTGCCGAAGCCGAACAACTGGACGGAACTACTCGAAGAAGTATGGTGGGTCATTCGTGAGAAGCCATGTAAGACGCTTGTCATTGATACGCTCGACTGGGCTGAGAAACTCGAGATTCAAGACTTACTCGAACGGAACGGCAAGAAGTCCATCGAAGCGTTTGGATACGGCAAAGGCTACATCATGAGCGCCGAGGAGATTCAGAACTTCCTGCATATCCTCGACAAAGTCATCGAGGCAGGCATGCATGTCGTACTGACGGCACACGCACAAATCCGTAAATTTGAACAGCCGGATGAGATGGGAGCATACGACCGTTACGAGCTCAAGCTCGGAAACAAGACAGGAAGCCGAACGTCGCCGATCGTCAAGGAATGGGCTGACATGGTCCTTTTCGCAAACTACAAGACATACGCCATCAAGGACGGCAACAAAGTCAAGGCGACAGGTGGCAAGCGTGTCATGTATACAAGTCACCATCCTTGCTGGGATGCAAAGAACAGATTTGGATTACCGGAAGAGATGGACTTCGATTACAAGAACATCAAGCACTGCATCGAGGACGATAATACGGATGCAGTCGCAAGCGCGGAAGAGTTGGGACCATTCAGCAAGCACGAGATCAATGTAACCGACGGATTGATGGACGGCCCTGCCATCGTATCAAACGAGGATATCAACAAGCTACAAGATGAATACGCAAGGGAAATATATAAGCCGATCGATAGCGAACTCGTGGAGCTGATGAAGTATAACCACGTCAAGGCGGAAGATTTACAACTCGCAGTCTTGAAAGAGGGATATGTCGACGATGTCAATTTTCCGATTCAAGATTATCCGAAGGAATTCATCGATTATCTGAAAGAGAACTGGTCGGAATGGACCGAAAAAATTTACCAGGCTACGAAGTAAATGAGAAGGAGGATATATAAATGAGTGCATTTACATGGGACGGACCAATCAAGAAGAGCGCTGAGGAATTCGTGGTACTCGATGCAGGGGACTACGATTTCACAGTAACAGGATTTGAAAGAGCACACTATGAAGGAGGTGAAAGATTACCGGCATGTCCGATGGCAATCGTCAAGCTGCGCATCTCATCCATCAAAGGCGATACGACCGTAACTGACAAGTTGCGCTTGTGCTCCGAAATGGAGTGGAGAATTTCAAGCTTCTTTGAATCAATCGGAATGAAGAAGAAGGATGAGGAGTTCCTCATGGATTGGGATCACATCATCGGAAAACACGGACGTGTCAGAATCACAAAGGACGAAGGAAGAAACGCAGGTACGTATTTCAATAACGTCAAGACGTATTTGACCGCGGAAGAAAAGAAATCGTTCGGAACGTTCAAGCGTTAGGTGATTGATATGGAGTTACGACCATATCAGAAAGAAAGTATCAGAGCGGTATTGTCTGAATGGGGAAAAGCTGACAAAACCCTTCTGGTGCTTCCAACAGGGACAGGCAAGACGGTCGTATTCTCAAAGATTGCACAAGAGCGCACCAGAGACGGGCGTGTGCTGATACTCGCCCATCGAGGGGAACTCTTAGAACAGGCAAGAGATAAGCTTTACAAATTCACAGGACTCGAGGCATCCATCGAAAAGGCGGAAAGCCATGCAGATGACTCGGATGTCGTAGTCGGAAGCGTGCAGACCTTAATCAACGATGAAAGAGTTTCGAATCTTGGGGAAAACGTTCGAACCATCATCGTTGATGAGGCGCATCATGTGTTATCGGATAGCTATCAGAAAGTATTGAATCATTTCCCATCGGCAAAGGTGCTCGGAGTGACTGCCACACCGGACCGAGGGGATATGAAAAACTTAGGGAAATATTTCGATTCACTGGCATACGAGTACACGCTTCCGGAAGCTATCAAGGATGGATACTTGTGTCCGATTCGAGCACTCACGATACCATTGGATATAGATTTGACGAGCGTTAAGGTATCGGCTGGCGACTTTACACTCGGAAGTGCAGGGCGAGCAATCGAACCGTATCTCGAGCAGATTGCGGATGAAATGGCGAAGTCGTGTGGTGCTCGCAAGACGGTGGTATTCCTTCCGCTAATCGAGACCAGTCAAAAATTCTGTGAGATGCTCAACGAGCGAGGATTCAGAGCCTGTGAAGTAAACGGCAACTCAAGCGATCGAGCTGAGATTCTGAAAGATTTCGAAAGCGGAAAGTATAACGTACTCTGTAACTCGATGCTACTGACAGAGGGGTGGGATTGTCCTTCTGTCGATTGCGTTGTAGTCCTTCGACCGACCAAAGTACGAAGCCTATACTGTCAGATGGTCGGACGTGGTACACGGTTGTACCCAGGGAAAGACCATCTGCTGTTACTCGATTTCTTGTGGCATACGGAACGGCATCGATTATGTAAGCCATCGGTGTTGATTTCAAAGAACGAACAAGTCGAGGAAAAGATGAACGAGCTCGCAGAAGGTAAGGAGATAGACCTTCAGGAGCTTGAAGAAAAAGCCATCAGGGACGTAAGAGAAGAGCGAGAGAATGCGCTCAAGGAAGAACTGGAAAAGCAACGACATAAGAAGAAAGCACTGGTTGACCCTCTTCAATATGAAATGTCCATCAGCGGACTAGATTTATCGAGCTACGTTCCAACGTTCAAATGGGAAGAGAAGAAGCCCACCGACAAGCAACTGGCAGGGCTTGAACGATTGGGAATCAATCCGGATACCATCGATTCGGCTGGCAAGGCTTCGATGCTACTGGATAGATTGATCAATCGCTCGAAAGCTGGACTGTCAACGCCGAAACAGATTCGACTGTTGGAACGATTTAACTTCAAACACGTAGGCGATTGGACTCGAGAAGAAGCCTCGAAAGTAATCGCACGATTGAGTATGAATAGATGGAATACATACGGATGGATTGACCCTCCGACGTATTTGCCTGACAGGCTGAAAGGGATGGATTTATGAAGAAGCTGACAATTGAGGAAATCAAAGGGGTACTGTCGTACATAGACCCATCCAGTCTGAACTATCAGGAGTGGCTGAATGTTGGGATGGCATTGAAACATGAAGGTTTTGATGCCTTCCTGTTTGAGGAATGGTCTCGAAGTGACAAGCGTCACAAAGATGGCGAATGTTTAGATAAATGGGAAACATTCAAGGAAGAAGCCGGCAATATCGTTACGATCGGCACCGTTATCGAGATGGCGAAGTCGAACGGATGGAAGAAATCCAGTAAAAAAGGGCATGCGTTCGAATGGAACGATACCATCAAGATAAGCGGTCCACAGAGTGAATATATAAGCGATTCCAAGGAATTTGAACCAAACATATGGAATCCAAAGAATGAGCTTATACGGTACTTACAGGCACTATTTAACGAGGACGATAAAGTCAGCTATGTGGTCAAGAGTCGAGTAACCACTAAGTCGGACGGTACGACGAAATACGTTCCAGCAGACAAGGGCGTAAGCGACCGGACGGCTGGTCAGCTGATTGAGGAATTGAGAAATACAGATTCAATCGAGAAAGTGCTCGGAGATTATGACCACGAAGCTGGAGCATGGATACGTTTTAACCCGATGGATGGACAGGGTGCAGGCAATAAGAACGTAACGGATTATCGATATGCGTTGGTCGAGTCCGATTCGATGGAACTGAGTGAACAAGTGGAGCTCATCAAACGGATGCAGTTGCCGGTTGCGGTGCTGATGTACAGCGGTGGGAAGTCCGTTCATGCCATTGTCAAGATTGAGGCAAGGAGCGCCGTAGAGTACTCGCAGCGAGTCAAGCAATTGTATAAGGTATGCGCCGATAATGGCATGATCATTGATACGCAGAACAAGAATCCAGCACGATTGAGCAGGATGCCAGGATGCGAACGAGGCGAACAGAAACAGTACATCATCGATACCGACATCGGACAGTCATCGTGGACAGACTGGATGGACTTTGTCGAGGAAGAAGCGGACGATCTGCCGGCGCCTATTAATCTTGGGGATGTATGGGATGATTTGCCTCCACTTGCTCAAGAACAAATACATGGCGTTTTAAGAAAAGGACATAAAATGATTATCTCGGGACCTCCGAAAATAGGAAAATCGCACCTTGTGGCGGAGCTAGCTGTCGCAGTTGCTGAAGGGCTTGACTGGTTCGGAATGCAATGCGAAAAAGGCAGGGTTTTATATTTGAATCTCGAAGTTGATACTCCGACGTTCTTACGACTGTTAAAAGCTATTTACGAAGCGAAGAACATCGAGCCGAAGAATGTCAGCAATATCGAAACATACAACCTCAGAGGATGCGTGAAGCCGATGGACAAGCTGGTAAAGCCTGTAATTAAGACCGCCAAGAATTTTCAAGCCGATATGATAATCATCGACCCGATTTATAAAATTCTGACAGGAGATGAAAACAGTGCATCCGATATGGCTTATTTTTGTAACCAATTCGACAAGCTATGCCATGAAACTGGAGCGTCAGTTGTGCAAGTTCATCATCACTCAAAAGGTAACCAGCTCGGTAAAAAAGCAATGGATAGGGCGAGCGGTTCAAGCGTATTGATACGAGACCCGGACGCAATCATCGACATGATGGAGGTTATGGTTCCTGCTGACGTTTATCATAATGACCCGAAATGCAAAGGCACAAAATTAAATTTTGACCTCCGTGAGTTCGCATCACCTGAACCGGTTTACTTATATTACAAGCATCCGATTCATTGGCTTGACTCGAAGCATTCGCTCGAAAAAGTAGAAAAAGAAAGCGAAACAAAAAAGTCAAAAATGGATAAAAAACTACAAAAATTCGAGGACTGGGTGATGGGTGAGAAAGAACCTCCGACAGTAGCGGACGCAACGAAACACTTCGGTGTAACTAGAAATACCGTTAACAGCTGGATTGAAAAATCGGAAAAAGTCGAAAAAACGGACGAAAAAAAGCTGATTTATGTGATTGAATAAACCGTCAATTTTATGTGTCAATGTATCAGTTTTTAAAATTGACACTATCAAATGTATACCGTCAATTTTATGTGTCAGTATAGTCAATTTGGCCAAAAAAACTGACACGTGTCAGTGTCAATTTTGCCTTATATATAAAAATTACTGACACTTACGTTCGCGCGGTACGTGTATGTATCTATCAAGGGGGCATGATGAGCCCCTTGACAGAATACATAACGCACAAACGTCGATTTTCAAATTTTGATATGTGTCAAAAATAGAAATTGACGATTGAAGAACGAAAGAAGGAGAAGATGATCGTAATTAAATCGAAATATCGGGTGTTTGTCAGATGCGTCTATAAGTTGAAAGAAAAATACATTGACGCACACAAAGAAAAAATAATATTCGGAAAATGGAGACAAGCCGGCGAGACGATGGCAGTCTCAGAAAAACAAGCGATTAATAATGTTAGATATAACGAATGGGGAGAGTATGAATCACAATACGAGATCTTATACGGCCCTCATTATGATACCAGTTATCAATGGGTAGCTACATGGGTAGCACAGCGATGAACAACAATCAAATAATACAGATATTCATCCCGATGGAGCGTGTTCCGACAGTTACATATCAACAGAAAAAAGTTACAACAATCAACGGAAAAGTTACATTCTACGAGCCTCCGAAATTGAAGGAAGTTCGACAGATGCTCTTTGATGGTCTGTATCCGTATCGACCGAGTGAGCCGTTGAGCGGTCCGATTCGATTGATGAGCGTGTGGCTGTATGATACGAAAGATAAGAAAAAGCTCGATACCTGGAAGACCACCAAACCGGACACTGACAATCTAGTCAAGCTTCTGAAGGATGTCATGACGGACTGTGGATACTGGCACGACGATGCGCAGGTCTGCAAAGAAGAGATTCAGAAGGTATGGTCAGAACCGTCGGGACTGTATATCGAAGTAGAAAAGCTATAAGGAGAAGAGAAAAACAATCATGATTAACATCCCGTTATTCAAAGAACAAATTGAACAGAAACTAGAATCTGAAGGACACGATATGTACTGGCTGGCAAATAAAGTCAGTATTGACCATCACGTCCTGCTGATGCTCTTGTCAAGAAAGAGCATGAAGAACGTAAGCCCAATGATCAAAAAGCTTTCTGAAGTCATGGATATCGAAATTCCACGAACAGAAGATGAACCGAGCATGAGAGTACTCGAACCAGTACCTGAACCAGTACCGGAAGAGAAACCGACTCTGATTGACGATATGTCCGAACCACTAGCAGAAATCAACGAACCGGAAATATGGTTAGGCGGTCGAAAGTATACAAAAGAAGACATTCTGAAGATGACGGCTGAGTCGGTAGAAGACCACCGAAAGATTGTCGAGCTGACAGATGAGCTCGACAAGGCAAAGGAAGAGCTCGCAGGATATGATGCTGACTACAAAGATATTTCCGATAAACACGAAATGCTGGAATGCGATTACAACACTAAAGTGAACCAGCATCAAACGGCACTCGCAGAAATCGAAAAGCTGAACAAGGAACTCCAAGAGCTGACAGACAAGTATATCGAACGCGACAAGGAGGCCATCCGATTACAGGTACAAGTCAATACGCTCAACGAAGACATTGAGGAGCTTAAACAGGATGACCCTATAAGCCTGGAGAATATGAGCATCGGCGAAGCCATTCAGCAGTATCGCACTCTGAAGCGTTTATTCAAGGACGAGGTGCTGAAATGACCACGGAAGAAGAATATCCCTTCATCTTTACAAAGCTGACAGAAAAGTATGAAGGAGATACAATTAACCGCTTAGGACGCTCAAAAGATAGCTATATCGGCAAGAAATGCAGACAGGTGGGTTATTATCCACCTTATGCATTCGAGTTCGAGGATGGCGCTCTATGGGCGTTATACAGTGGGCAAGTAACACCTGTTAGTATGCGATATCGAGTAATCGAGTACGGCAAGGATAAACCTGTCATGTGTGTCGAGACGGAGCAATGGTTCCCATCGGCAACGCTCGCAGCGAAGTGGGCTGGTGTAACAAGGCAGGCGATCAACAGGGCTGTGTGCCAGTGTGGAACGGCTGGCGGATACAACTGGATTAGAGAGGATGAAGGAATATGAAGTTAAAGGATTTGATGGAAAGGTATGGAGACTACGAAATAAGGGAATTTGATTTTGAAGAAGCGTTTCATAGATTGGACAACGATGACGATATATCAGGAATTTGTATCGATGTATTAAAGAAAAAGCCAACACCTAAATCAATATGGGATTTGGTTTATGGAGATAAATTTATATCCATTAATGCGTTCGGTGATATTACTGAAAATTGTATATGGGAAGATACCGTTTTTGACGAGGAAATGCGTTCAGCCGGAAACGTATTCCTTACCAAAGAAGAAGCTAGCAAAGAAGTCGATCGCAGAAAAGTCGAAACCCTGCTCTTAAAGTATGGCGGTCACAGATGGGCTAGGAAAGACGTTAATTACCGTTTTGGTTTGCAGTATAACATGGTAGTAATCTGTAAAGATATGTATCCGCTTCAAGGAGCGATATATTTTGACTTAGAACAAGAAGCACAAAAAGCCATTAATGAAATCGGTGCAGACCGTATAAAAGATGCCTTGTTTGAGGTGAGATAGATGACAGATATTGTAAGTGACTTTCTAATTGGTTTACTCGCATTTGTGATGGTTATTTTCATGCTAACTTTTGTGTTAGTTATGATTTTCGGAATATTAAATATCATCGGTGATATTGCTGACTGGTTTGTTGGGAGATTCGGAAAATGAGTGACGAAACCCTTAAGATGATTGAAAGTGTATCAAGAATAATTGTTGGTCTTATGGCTGGTTCGATAATCGGTAAGGCACACGAAGAAGAAGATTGGGGTATTATCGTTCGTACTTTGATACTGTTTATTGCCTTTCTTGTTTATGTTGAGGTGAGATAGAAATGTATAAAATAGAGTTACCGGCTTACGTTAATACAGTTTTTCACACATTCTGCGAAGATTGCAAATACTGTGAATTGGAATTTAGCGAAGAACCATATAACGGAAATGTAGCATACACTATGACGTGCAAGCATTTAGATTTATGCGCTAGTGTAGAAGCAAAGATTTTATCAGAGAAATACGGAGAAGAAGAATGAGATTAATTGAAGGACGAACATTTTATAAAGAGCCATGGTATAACAGTTACCGTTGCATGATGAGCAGATGCTATCGAGAAAAAGACCCGAGTTATAAATACTATGGTGGAAGGGGTATCAAGGTGTGCAAAGAATGGCACAATATTTTGAACTTTGAAGCGTGGGTAAAAGAGCATCCGTTTTTTGACGGCGCAACACTAGACCGAATTGATTGCGATGGCAATTATGAACCGAGTAATTGTAGGTGGGCAACAATGTTTGAGCAGGACAAAAATCGGAGAAGGAGTATCATCATTGAATGGAATGGAGAAACACACAACATTTCGGAATGGGCAAAAATAACGGGATTGAACAGAAGCACATTAAACAATCGCTATTGGAGAGGTGACAGAGGGGACAGGTTATTTGAGGGGGTGAGATACAAATGTCACGCTTGATTGATGCAGATGAAGTCATTAAATTTTATGCGAATTTTATTAATGAACATGGGTTTGATCCTAAAGATGCGAGATTTTCCATTAGAGATATTGAAATGAATCTCTGGAATATTCCGACAGTCGAACCGACTGTGAATGAATGGATTCCAGTAAGCGAAAGATTACCGGGAATAGATTATATCAACGAGTATATCTTAATCGCTGTCGATGATGATGTGATTCCCGTTATGGTTTTAGATGGTTTAAATTGGGGTAGAGGTGTTTGGGGCTTTAAAGATTCCGACGACCCATTAGAGGACAAAATAACCTTTTCCTTTTATCCTTGGGATGAAATCTCTGCATGGCAACCGTTGCCGAAACCGTATGAGGTGGGAGAAGAATGAAAGAATTAATTATCAAATGCTATGAAGAAAGTGATGGTATTATTCCAATTTATCAATTCCCTAAAGATGGCATGGATATTCCGATTGCCGGAGAATTGATCCGTTGTAAGGATTGCGAGTGTTGGCAAGATAAAACTACTTACAGAGATTACCCTATATGTGTTGACTTTGGGCGTGAAATGAAAGCAGATGATTTTTGTTCAAAGCCTAAGAGGAAAGAAGCATGACCGAAATTAATCCATGCCCGTTCCGTATACATGGAGAGAGAAAAGCATCGTTAACCGTGGCTGGCGAATATTACTACAACGAATATTTCATGCCATGTCTGAGAGAGGAGTGCCCTTGCTATCTTGATGTTGGGTATGAAATCAGATGCGTTCGAGGATACAACACGTACTTAGTTTTGGCAGAAAGGGGAGAAGAATGGTTGATCTCAGAAGATTGGCAACAATCGTGATGTGCCATGCAGTAGGTGATTACGTACTGCAGACAGATTTTTTAGCAAAGACAAAAGCAGATAATTTCTATCACCTTTTAATTCACTGTGTATTGTATTGCGTGCCGTTCGCAGTCGTTTACGGAATCGACTATAGAATTGCAATTCTGTTTGTTATGCACGTCTTAGCAGACTGGGAAAAATGTAAGGGAATTATAGGCTATGCCGAAGACCAAATATTGCATTATTTGATTGCGATATCGCTTTATTGAGGTGAGATGGATGTACGAACAATTAGGTTATTTATTAGGCAATATTATAATCACGGCATTTGCCTTAGTGTTGTGTACCGGATGCCTTTTTATGGTGTTGGCTATAATTGACGGAATGTTAAAAATCATCGGAGAGATAATTGATTGGTTTAAAGAGAGGTTTGACAGATGAAAATTAGAAACTACGAAAATGAAGCCATCGAATTAGTTAGAAAATATGCGATGCAGCATTTAGACAAAAGCGATGGTCCAGTAGAATTTGATGTATTTACGGTATGGAAATGTAAAATTCTGCAGAATTGGAAATTCTTAATTTCCACCACTTTGTTTGATGGCATGTATTACGAGCTGACTTATAACGGCAATAAAAAAGAGTGGTACTTAGATGCCTATAAAAAATTCGAAAATGTTTGTTACGAGGATAAAGAATGAACGCAGAAGAAGGAATCAGAGCACTATGGTGTATGTTTTGTAAACATGATCCAGAGAGTTGTGGGCACTACGGAAGAATTGAAGACAAATTTAACGGCTTCTGTATTTACGCAGAAGAAAAGGAGATTGAGGACGAATGACATTAGGAGAATTGATTGAAGAACTGTTCAGACAGTATAACAGAGCTTGTGCTTTAGGATTTGCAGACCCTTTAGACTGCGCACTGGCAAATACGTGGGGTTCATTGCGAGAAACAGAAGCAAAGGATGAATCTGAATTAAAAGAATATCTCTTCTGGAATTACTGCAATGATCTAAACGAAATCAATGAAGCGATTAGAACCAATGATCCGAAGTGGTTAGAACTATACGATGCAGATCAGATTATCAGCATCACATATGATACAAATCGTGGATGCTATGCCGTATTTTGGACATCCTAGCGTGGTAAAAAAAATGATTACATATTTTGAGCTTTTACAGATGATTAAAGAAGGCAGACCACCTACAAACGTGAAATATAGGAAAAAAGCCTACACATGGAAACATGTAGGATTTCACAGTTATTCTTATTTGGATGAAGCCAATAATTATTTGTCAGAAAGCATTGTAGGGGATTTATTTGACAATGATTTAGCATCTGATGAATGCATTGAGGTAATTGAAGAATTAGATTAGTAGAATACATCTGCAAGGTCAAGGAGGAAAATGAACAAAGAAAATGAAAACGTAGAAAAATTCCATACCTATTTTGGAGTGACGACTTACACGCTTTACTGCGAAGATGCGTTAATCGTGTTTGAAAAGGACAGAAAAATATATCAAATTTGTGCCGGACATTTTGAGTTTTATCTTTCAATGGTAAAGGAAGAACTAACTAGAAAATCATTTAAGGATATAAGCCTTTATTTAGCGCTCCCCAAAGGCTTTCTAGACCCTACTTTCCCCATAGATTCTTGGTGGGTTAAGATGCACCAAGAAAGAAAGCTATGTAATGGTCAATGTGATTTGAGTGCCAGAACAAGGGAATATAAATATACAGTCGGAGAAAAAATAACCGATCCTACGGAAGAAGCGTATGCAGTATCAGACATTATAAATGCGCCTTCACTTAAGGAGTGGGCAGATTGGTATTTCAAGAGGACAAGGACATGATTGAGGAGACGAAAGCAGATGCTAAGCGATAAAGACGGCGATCAAATCACGATGGAGATTCTCAAGACTGTAGACGGGCGTGTGTATTACTACATGCAGTACCTGTCAATCCAGTGGATGGATGAGCCTCTGGATGCAGTCGGTAACACGATCGGCGAGGCACTGACAAAGCTGTTCAAAAGAAAGTACGAGTTGAGACGATGGCGGGTGTGAGAATAGAAGGCGACAGCGCCGAAACAAGGAAAGCTTTGAACAATTTGGCAAGGCATCAGCTTATTCTGAAGTTGTACGCAGACATCAGCATGGATATTCAAGTCTGCGAGATTGAGGGATGGGATAAGCTCGAATTCATCAACATGCTTTATGACATCCTCAATCACTTCAAGGAAAGGATGAAAGCATGATGGAAAAACTAACACTATTCAACTATCAGAATGAATGTCAGCCATGTTGGCGATGGTTCAAGGAAAGCATGTGCTGGAATTGTGAGAAGTTTAAGCCCGGCAAGACTTGCCACTGTGGAACGTGTGCAGAATGCGAGACGGCAATGGATTCAGATGACTGGTATCATCAGTTCTTTGCAGGGTGCGAATATAACAACAAGAAAGGTCGAAAGTATATCGAATACGAAAGGATGAACAAATGAAAGCAATAATAATTTACAGTATCGTATGGTTAGCAGGTGTATGGTTCGGTTATCTGATCGGCAGTGCACCAACTAGAAATGATTGGGATTAATAGAATGGAATTAAAAGAACTAACAGAAAAGGCTGTTGAACTCTTCGGAGTAAACAGCCCTCATGATTTGGGAAAAGCGCTATTGTCTGCATGTTCCGATACCGATAAACTAGACTCTTTCTGTAAGCTTGTGGATGGCGACTTGTCAGTTGATTGGTTGCAGAAAATATATCAATACTATTTGGCAGACAGAGACCAAAAGAAACAAGATTATACACCTTCATCGATTGCGCAGTTTATGGGATTGCTTGCTGGAGAATCAGACCATGTAATTGATTTGTGTGCGGGATCGGGAGCCTTAATAATTCAGAAATGGGCAATAAATCACGATGTAAAAGTGACAGCTATTGAATACGATGAGGCTGTAATTCCGTTCTTGCTTTTCAACTTGGTAATCAGAAACATTCAAGCTGATGTATTTCATAAGGATGCATTAACCGATGACGGACCGATAAATTCATGGATAATCACGAAAGGCGAGACATATGGGAATCTCATTGATATCTAATCCGCCGTACAATTTGAGGCATAAACTGCCACAACTGGCAGGCATGATGAGCAGATATGCAGGATGGACGTTACCGCCCGAATCCAACGCAAACTATGCATTTATTTTGTCGGGCTTGGATATGGTAGACGATCGAGCCGTGTTCTTGTTACCGAACGGAGTTCTAACGACAAATGAAAAAAGCGAAAGACAAATTCGTCAAGAATTGATTAACGAAAATTTGCTCTTGTCTGTAATTGCATTACCGGGAGGAATGTTTGAATCCACGAGCATACCAACATGCTTACTTGTATTTGATAAGCATAAGCAAACAAAGAGGGTTGCTATGATTGATTTGACTGATAAATGCAAAGAGCAGACAAGAGACCAAAGAGGGCAGTTCGGCGGAACCAGTCACACAAATAGAACCTATCACAAATCAATCAAGGTAATTCCTCAGCAACTAATAAATCAGTGCATAGAATTAATAAACAAAGGCGAAGATGAGGAAGGCTTGTGTATATGGGTATCGGATGAGCAAATCAAATCACACGATTATATTCTGTCGCCGAACAGATATTTTGAAATAAAAGTTGAATACACTCATCGGTCATTTGAAGATATAGCGAACGATTACAATCGAATCATTACACAGAAAAATGCCATCAAAATAAAGATGAATAAAACAGTAGCGAAAAGGCTCGGATACGATTGCATGGACAACGGCACAATAGACTTGTCTAAATCGTTCGAGGTTGTCGGTCAGTCTGCGATTAAAGAGAATAATATATCTTTCACGGCGAATGACGGCATTCAGATATATATCAGTACTAAGGAAGGTGTGCATCCTTTAATCCTTGAATTTTTGAATCATTGGAGGCAAATGATAATCTATCTTAATACCGAAGAGAATCGTTTGTTAGCGGAGTTTAGGGATGCTCTTTTACCCGAACTGATGAGTGGCAGAATTGAGGTATAAGTATGACTGCAGATTCATTGCTCGATGAAAATAAGATGATCATACCGATTGAAGAATACCGGGAATTGATTAGGCTGCGTAAGGAAGTCGAGCACTTAAAGCGAGAGAATTATGGGCTTAAGACTACAGTAAACCATTTAAGAGAAACGATAGCGAAACAATACGGCTATCGAACGTTTGTCGAATAGGAGGATAGAAATATGACGGAAGCGAACGCTAGATTTATCATGATGGAAATCCATCGGATAGGAAACTATGAGAATCTTATAATTGAGTATACAGGTGAACTGAAACGTATTCGGCAACGACTGGATGATTTGGCGAGCCTTCCGTCTAGTGGGAACTTTGACAAAATCAAGGTTGAAAATTCGCATGTTGAAACTTCAACAAAAATCAATGATCTACTTTCGGATGAACAGGAATATATCGAATGTAGGGAAAAGGTACAGGCTCGCTTAGATTTAGCATTGTCGTATAAGAAGCAGGTAATTGCCCAGACGAATTCAGACCCTTTCATGACCGATTACATTAACCGGATGAGTTATAAGAAACTGGCAATAAAGCACGGTTGGGAAAACCCTTATGAGCACATGATCAGTGTTATGCGAGGGCTGACAATCAGAATCTAGTTAACTAGACGGTCATACATGATAAGCTGATATCGTAGAGTTACGGTAAAAAAGGTAGCTCTGAATGGACAAATCGGAGAGCTTCCTCCTTAATTCATTTAAGCTCTCCTTCTATCGGTCCATTAAATCAAGGATTGTTTTTTTTTCATAATAATCTCCTTTCTAACTTAGGACTGTCAGCGATGGCAGTCCAATTTTATTTGATATGAAAAATGTATATTTAATTTACGGAGCGCCATGTTCCGGAAAGACAACCTATGCACTGGAGCATGCTAAGCCATCCGATCTGATTGTGGATGTGGACAGAATATGCCAGGCTATCAGTATCAATAAGCTATATGATAAGCCTGAGCATATAGTCAGCGCTGCAATGTCGGTGCGCAATAACTTGATCCAGTACATTGAAGAAGATAAATCATTCAACGATGCCTACATTATCGGAGGCTATCCAAGAAGACAGTACCGCCAGTCCCTGGCTAACCGTCTCCATGCCAGGACAATTCTGATTGATACAGACATCGAGACATGTTTAGCTCGCTCAGCAAAAAGGCCGAATGGATATGAAGATATCATTCGTCAATGGTTTGAAGACTTCGAACCGGATAACGAGCATGCTATCCCTTGGGTTAACCAGTTCTATCATTCAAGCGATTGGACTAAGGTAAGAGCTAAGGTGTTGGAGCTTGATCATAATGAATGTCAGATATGCAAAGCCAAGGGAATGTATACAAGAGCTAATATAGTTCATCATGTGAATCACATAACAGACAAGCCAGAATGGGCGCTTGATATCTTTGTTCCAGGAACGAACGAAAGAAACTTAATCAGTGTGTGCAGTACTTGTCACAATGAATTGCATCCTGAAAAAGGGTTGAAGGAGCAAAGCTCGTTGAACAAAGAACGCTGGTGAGTGAAAGTTCGTGGGCGATTTTTCGGGGTTCCATAAAAGATACCCCCGGTCAAAAAATCCGAAATTTTTAGCCTGGGCGCCAGAGCGGGGGGCCAGGCAATCCAGTCGAAAAATTTTTAAACCTCGTAAAATTTTTGGAAAACTCGAAAAAAAAACGTTAAAAAACTCGAAAAAAACTCGAAAGACAGAAAGGAGCTGACGATATGGCACGAATTACTTCAAATAAATTGAAAATCTCCCGGGCAAAGTTTGCCCAGGAAGCTGAAGAACTAGGACTATCGAAGAACTTCCTTTTTCTGTCTACACTGAAAAGACTGGATGTACAAATCAATGTCTTATCTGATTTGGAAGATAACATCGAAGAGGATGGCCCAACCGTTACAAAGGAATATGTAAAGGGGAGAGCTAACATTTACCTTAACCCTGCCATTGATGGCTATAACAAAACCGCTCAGCAAGCAAACAATACCACTCAGGTACTAGTCAAGATTATTAAAGAACTTGGCACGAAAGCTGAAGAGGATGTCGAATTGTAATGTCCACTCCGTTACCTGAATTTGTGACTGAGTGGTTTGACTTTATGGATGAAAACCCTTCTGAAATGTGTAAGGACCAGTTAGCTCTGAGAGAACTGGTTACCCGGACATTCGAAAATGAAGAGTTGATCATAGATATTGATTTGTACCATCACTATGTTGGACTTGGTAAATACTTAGGCTTTGGTGATGGTTTCGAATGGGAACGATACTGCCTCGGCTGCTTCCTGTGTGTCTTCCGGAAAGATAACGGCCTTCCTCGATGGGATGAAGGCTTTTTCTTTATGGGAAGAGGTGCAGGCAAGGATGGCTTTATATCGTGGCTTAGCTTGTGCTTAATTAGCCCATATAACAAGATTCCGAACTATGACATTGATATATGTGCTTACAACGAAGACCAGGCATTAAGGCCTGTTGAGGATGTATACAATGCTATGGAATCGCAGGAAAAACTGATGAAGAAGTTCTTCTACTGGACCAAGGAAAAAATACTCGGCAAAAAGAATGGCGGATACATCAAGGGCCATACCAATAACGCGCTTGGTAAGGACGGCTTACGTTCCGGAGCTGTATTCTTAAATGAGATTCATACTTATCAAAACTATGACAACATTAACGTGTTCACCACTGGCCTCGGTAAAAAAGACCATCCACGTACCGGATACTTTACCACCAACGGCGATATCGTAGGCGGTCCACTGGATGATAAGCTGACCGATGCTGAGAATGTTCTTTTCCATGGAGAACCGGATGAAGGTGTATTCTACTTCATCTGCAGATTAGATGATAAGTCAGAGGTAGACAATGAATTGATGTGGAGGAAAGCAAATCCATCATTGAAGTATAAGCCTTCTCTACTGAATGAGATGAAGAAGGAATATCGCAAATGGAAAAAGAATCCGAATTCATTGACCGCATTCATGACAAAGCGAATGAACCTACGTCAAACAGCTATCGCTACTCCTGCAGCCGAATGGGATGATATCGCAGCAACTAATATGCAGATGCCAAACCTTGACGGATTCCAGTGTGTGGTAGGAATCGACTTTGCTAAGATTAACGACTGGGCAGCGGTCAATTTCCATTTCGTTGTGGGCGAAACAAGATACGATATTAACCATGCCTTTGTATGTCTGCAGTCTAAGGAACTATACCGCATCAAGGCACCATACAGGGAATGGGCTAATCTTGGCCATGTAACCCTTGTTGATGAGGTGGAAATCAATCCGGAGCTGATTGCCGGATACATCAAGGAACAGATGGAACTTCATAGATGGCATGTCCGGGCGATCGGCATCGATAACTTTAGATATGCATTATTAAAAAAGGCGCTTGAAGAAATTCAGTTTTCTGACAAGCGGAAAAATATAAAACTGATACGACCATCGGATATTATGCGAGTCGTACCGGTAATTACCAGGCTGTTTACGAACGGCCTTTTTATTTGGGGAGACCAGCCATGTTTAAGATGGGCAACCAATAACACGAAGATGGTTCCTGCAAAACGGTCCAAGCTTGCCGTTAGTGGCGAGTTAGATATGGGCAATTTTTTATATGACAAAATTGAACCTCACGCACGCAAGACCGACCCTTTTATGTCACTTGTCAACTGCGTTTGTTTAGAGGATATGTTAAGCGGTGCCGTACCAGTTAAGAAGCGTGTACGAGCACAAGTATACAATTAGGAGGTGCACGCTATGGGATGGCTGCAAAGAATATTCGGCCTTGATCTGGTAGACGATGAAGAGAAAAAGAAAGCCATGACGATGAAGATGGAAAGCTTGAAGCGAGATATTGCTATTCGTGAGCTTGCTTTCGATATCTGCGTCAACAGAATTGCCAAGGCCGTTAGTAAATGTGAATTCCGGACGTACCAGAAGAAGAAGGAAATTAAGAAAGATTTATATTACCTTCTGAATGTGGAACCGAATCCGAATCAGAACGCCACCGAGTTCTGGGAAGAAGTGATTTATAAGTATTACCACGAAAAAGAGGTATTGATTTTTCCGCAAAGGGTCGGAGGCAAGGACTGCCTGTACATCGCTGACAGCTTTAATGTTGACGATACTAAGGTACTCCGTGAAAGTGTATTCAAGGATGTATCCATCCGGAGCTTAAAGCTTAATCGACAGTTTAAGGCTCATGAAGTTTTCTATTTTAAAATGACAAATCAAAAGGTCGTGGACCTTCTTGACGATATTACTAAACTTTACACCGACCTGATCAAGCTGACTTATGCCAATGTCAAACAGAATGCGGGTCTTAAATTAAAGCTGAAAATTGACGATTATAAGCAGAACAACGAAGATGAAATTAAAGAAATCCTTAATGAAGACGTTAAGGCATTCCTTGAAGGAACCAACTCCGTATTCCCGGAATACGATGGATACCTCTTAGAGAAGGTATCCGGAGGAACTGGTACCGTAGACAGTACCGGTATAAAGAAATTGATTGACGATGTCTTGGAGATTACTTCCAAGGCTTTTTTAATACCGTCAAACATTGCGACAGGTGAAGTCACCGACACTTCCAAGGCTGTCGATGACTTCTTAACATTCTGCCTCGATTCGATTGTTGAATTGATTAGTGATGAGCTGAATCGAAAACAGTTTACTCCGGAAGAGTATTTATCCGGTTCAAAGATTCGGATCAATACGCAGACCATTAAGCATATTGATGTGCTCGATATGGCAAGTGGAATTGATAAGCTTCTAAGCTCCGGAGTTAAGACCATCAACGACATCAACCGAATCCTTGGTGACGAAGAGATAGCAGAAGAATGGGCGAATCGTCACTTTATGACTAAGAACTATTCGACCATTGATGAGCTGTTAAAGCCTGTCGAAGACAAGACGGTAGAAAGTCAATAGAAAGGAGGTAACCAAGGTTGAAAGTTAGATTTTTAGATTTTCGCATGGAACAGAAGCCAAACGCTGATTATGCCGATTTGTATATTTTTGATGAAATCGGAGAACGCAAGGATTGGTGGACTGGTGATTTAGTCGGATTTGGACCGAAGAAGTTAATCGAAGCATTAGATGAAGTCACAGCTGACATTATCCATGTTCACATCAATTCCAACGGTGGCGATGTATTCGAAGGTATTGCCGTTTATAACTTGCTGAAGAACAGCGGTAAGACCATCCACACCTATGTTGAAGGAATCGCTGCATCCATTGCCTCAGTCATTGCAATGGCTGGTGAAACGGTAAACATGGGAAAGACCAGTATGCTTATGATCCATAACTGCTATACGTTTGCTATCGGCAATTCGAAAGAATTACGCAAGATTGCAGATGATATGGACGTAATCATGGAATCCATCCGAAAGGCATATTTAGATCATGTTTCCATCAGCGAAGACGAATTAAAAGAACTGCTTGATTCGGAGTCATATCTTACCTCCGACAAATGTCTTGAAATGGGATTCTGTGATGCAATTACCGATGTCAAGGCAGAAGAAAAAGATGAACCTTCTGAAGATGATAAAGATGAAGAAGATACTTCAGAAGAAGACGATGAAAAAATCGAAAACAAAGGAAAACAAGCCAATGTTGATATGCGTAACGTGCAGACACATTGGTTTTTTTCATAACAAAGAAAGGAAAATTTAAAATGCCAGTTGTAAAAAACTATGAAGATGCATTGAACAATGCTATCGAAAACAAGGATTCTAAGGAATTCTTAAACGTTATTTCTAGCTATTCTGAACAGGCTGTTCTGGATGCAGTTAATTCTGCTATGGAAGACCAGGACCGTCAGATTCTGCAGTCAAGAGGTGTGCGTGTATTAACAAATGCTGAAACTATCTACTACAACAAGATCATCGAGGCTATGCGCTCCACAAATTACCGTGATGCATTATCTAACATGGAGGTGACGCTTCCGGAAACTGTACTCGATGATGTATTTGCTGACATTGAAGCTAATCATCCGGTATTAAAGCACTTGGACATCAAGCACACTACTGCAAAGGTTAAATTGATCTATGCAACTACCGAAGACATTGCAGCAACATGGGGAACATTAACTTCTCAGATTACTCAGCAGGTTGCCGGCGCATTCGTTGAAGAAAGCTCTGAAATGATGAAGCTGACTGCATATGTACCAGTTCCATTAGCAATGCTCGATTTAGGACCTACATACATTGACCAGTTCGTCCGCACATTACTGTACGAAGCAATTGCTAACGGTTTAGAAAAAGCAGCAGTTTCTAACTTAGTATCTTCTCAGGGTCCGATCGGCATGATTGCTGATATGACAAAAGGTAATACTGTATCCGGAGTTACTACTTACACTGCTAAGACTCCAATTGCAGTAACTGAGTTAACTCCGAAAGGCATGGCTCCGGCATTAGAAGCTATGGCAGTCAACCGTTCCGGACAGGCACGTGACCCATTAGCTGCAGGCTTGTTTATGATAGTTCATCCACTGGATAACTTCTCCTTAGTCCGTCCAGCTTTATGCGTCAAGAATGCTTTAGGCGAATGGGTAGAAAATAAACCATATCCATTTGACATCGCTCCATCAAAATATATTGCTCGTGGAAAAGCTATCCTTGGTATGGATAAGAAATATTTCGTTCATGTTGGATCGGAAGAAAACGGCCGTATCGAATGGACTGATGACTTTGACTTCTTAAATGATAACCGCACATTCAAAATCAAACTGTATGGTAACGGTATCCAGAAGGATAACAATGCATTCCAGTATCTTGATATTTCCGGACTTGGAGAGGCTGCAATTCCTGTAGAAGTAAAAGGCACTGTTAAGACTAAAGAACAGGCCTAATCTTAAGGAGGGCTGATTATGGCTCTGTTAGACGAAATTATGAGGGGCTCGGGCTATCGATGGACGGATGAGTTCACCGAGGCTCAGCTCCTTGACTTTATTGAGGATGGCAAGGAATACATCAGTACTTTCAAGCCATCTTGTGATTTTGAAAACGCAAGCGCCGAAAAGACGCTGCTAAAGAAGTACGTAAAGTATTGTATCGCTAACGCACTTCCGGACTTTTATGTGAATTATCATAAAGAATTAGTAAGGCTTTCGAATCAAGGTATGGTTGCTCGTAGGAAAACGGAGGAATCAGATGCTGGCATTTAATGCAGGATATATCCAAGGCATTAAGGTCCGGAACGGCAAGATCATGGAGAATCTTACGCAGAAGATATCCTGTGCACAGCTGACTGTCGGATTTAAGCGATTCTTCACAGCAAAAGACTACAACTATACCGTGGATAAAGTGGTGTGCGTACCAATCAACTCACCAGTCGCTTCCTGTGTATTTGTAGAAGCCAGGTTCTTTCAAGGCCTTGGAAGTGACAAACCTTACATTTACAAGGTTGTCCAGGAACAGGAATGTTTTGACAAAAAACCTCCGTATATTCAGCTTTCTCTGCAGAAGATGAATACCGAATATGACGATGAGAGGACTTGATCATGTCTGTATCCGTAAAACTCCAGGGCAATAAGAAGCTTGCCAAGGAACTCGCTAAGCGTGGCAAACTCCTTGAAGTTAAGCAGGCTGTTAGAACTGCAGGCAAGGAAATGGAACGTGTAGCAAAGCGCAAGGTTCCGCACAAGACAGGAAAGCTGAAAGGGTCCATTACTGGACAGGCTTCTGACTTCCGGTATGAATTAACAGCAGGAGAAAAGTATGCTCAATATGTTGAATTTGGCACAAAGAAGCATGGTCATGCTCAGCCTTTTATGCGACCAGCTCAGGAAGCAGGAGGCAAGAAATTTGACAGGGAGCTTAAGAAACTAGTCTCATGATTGCATCTTATGAAATCTCCGAAACTTTGTTCAGCTTACTTGAAGAAGAAGGCTATACCGTCTACAATGAGGACCTTCCGGAAGATGATGCACCATGTCCACATATCCACATCGAAAGCATAGATTCTAGCGATACACTTTATAAATCAGGTTTGACAGGCGACTGCTCCATCATGGTGCATGTCTGGCACAACCGAATCGACCAGAAGAAAGAGCTTTTTACCTTGATGAACAACGTCAAGGCGAAGGCGTCAATGATCAAGGCAACTGAAAACTATAAGGTTGTACTTAGAAGCGTTGATGAAAACTTTCTTTACGATACAACCACATCAACTCCATACCTTCATGGAGTCTTAATACTCAGCTATTTATTTAGCTAGAAAGGAATACTCAAATGGCAACTGTACAGGGAAAACAGTTAATTTATTTATACAGACTTCTGAAAGAGCAGAATACTGTAGCAGGTACTCGTATCGCATACACAACTGAGAATACAAAGTCAGCTGAAAGAGATGTAGAGACTACCGCTACTAAAGACGGCTCAATCGGAACTCCGGGCAACGTTGAAATCACCATCGAAGCTACTTCTATCCTCGCAACAGATGATACCATGATTGCAAAGTTAGAAGATGCATTGATCAATGGTGATATCGTTGAAGTATGGGAAGCTGACTTAACTAAGGCAGGTCAGACTGCCAATACATACAAAGGTACTTATTACCAGGCTTACATCAACAGCTTAGAGAAGTCTTCTCCGGCAGATGGATTCGTAGAAATTTCTTTGAGCTTTACCGTTAACGGAACAGGTGCGAAGGGTGATGTAACGGTACCTCAGGACCAGTTAGATGAAGCTTTGTATGTATTTACTGACACTACGAAAGGCGCTTAATCTTTATGTCTTTGATGGAAATCGAAATTAACAATACTGTTTATAAATTTCGCTTCGGGATGGGATTCCTCCGAGATATCGAGAAAGAACAGAAAGAAATTGTTAAGATGGGCGTATCACAAGAAGTCGGGCTTGTTTATACCGTGGCTGATATGATGGACGGCTCCGTCATTGCAATTTACAAGCTTCTCAATATCGCTAACAAAACGGAAACACCTAGAATTTCGCAGAAAACTCTTGATGCATATCTTGAAGATGAAGGCACCGATTTGGAAGCTCTCAAAGATGAGATCATGAGTTTTTTATCGCAGAGCAATGTCTGCAAATCAAAGATAGCCCAGATGATGACGACATTGCAGGCGAGCGAAAAACCGAACGAATAAATAAGAGTATGGGCGACCTGTTTGACGAGGTCGCTTTTTTTTATTTTAAGAATCTGGGATATACGACTTTTGAACAGGTGGAGAGGCTGACTCTTCCGGAAGTAAATCTGCAGATGCGTGCCTATAACGAAAAGGCCGTTGAAGAAGAGGGAAAAGTATACTCTCTTGCGTATCTGACAAATGCTGCAGGATCCATCACAAAGCGAGGTACTGCAAAGTATCCTACTTTTAAAAGCTTCTATAACTACGAAGAGGCGCTTAAGAAAGCACGTGGCGAGGAAGATAAACCTTCATCCATGTTTGAAAGGGTCGTTAAATATCGAAAAGAGAAAGGGGTGGCATAATGGCTGCAAGCTATAACGTTAATGCTGTTTTGACAGCTACAGATAAAAATATGTCGTCCACTTTTAATAAACTGTCAGAAACTGCCGGAGGTTTATCCACTAAGCTCTCAGGTGGCTTTGGATTTGGTGTCATGGCCAAACTTGGCTCACAGGCTTTAGGTGTTGTACAAGATCTGTTTTCTTCTGTAACGGATGAGATCACGAACGCTAATAAAGCGTGGAAGTCATTCGAAGGCAATATGAGAGTCTTCGGAAAGTCTGAGGAAGAAATAGCCTCTGTACGCAGTGCCCTGGAAGAATATGCCACCAAGACAGTCTATACTGCATCCGATATGGCATCCACCTATTCACAGCTTGCTGCTGTTGGTGTAGATAACTGTCTGGAACTGGTTAAAGGTTTCGGTGGACTTGCTGCCGCTGCAGAGAATCCTCAGCAGGCAATGAAGACTTTATCGCAACAGGCTACGCAGATGGCTGCAAAGCCTTATGTAGCATGGCAGGATTTCAAGCTGATGCTTGAACAGACACCTGCAGGTATTGCTGCAGTTGCTAAAGAGATGGGCATGACCACCACCGAGTTAGTTGCTGCGGTACAGAACGGAACTGTAGCAACAGAGGACTTCTTCAATGCCGTTGCTAAGGTTGGTAACTCGGATGGATTCAGCCAGATGGCCACTCAGTACAAGACCTTAGAGCAGGCAATGGATGGAGTTAGGCAGCAGTTAGCTGTTAAGTTAGGTCCAGCTTTTGACAAGTTCTCGCAGATAGGAATTGATGCACTCAGCAAATTGATTGACTGGATCGGCACGATTGACTTCTCTTTCTTGGAGCAGTGGGCTGACCAGTTGTCTGCTTTTGTTGCATCGATTGACTTTAACGCAATTGGTCAAACTATTTCGAATGTCGGTAAGGCTGTTGGGCAAATCAACTGGACTCCGATACTTGGCATTGTCGGAGCGCTTGCTGCCGTATCTACAGGCGCTAAGGCACTGGACTTTATTAAGCATTTGAATCCATTTAAGGCCTTTTCGAAGAATTCTAAATCAGCACTTGCCCAGGTAATTACTTCACTCGGCAAGTTTGTTGAGTCAGCAGGTAAAGGATTAGGCAATGCATCCAAAGGTATCGGTAAAGGATTAGAAAGTACCTTCACAGGCATCGGTAAGGCGCTGAAGATGGCCAACCCTGTCAATATTCTTGCAGTCGGTGCTGCCATTGCCATGGTAGTCGCATCACTTACACTACTGGCGACACAGGGTGATGGAGTGGCTACGATCATTGAGTCAATTGGAACGGCAGTAGCCAATATGGCACCATTTATGACTGCACTAGGAAGTGCAATAGCTGAAGTTGTTACGGCAATTGGTGAAGCTATCGCAACGGTATTGCCGGCTGTTATGCCAGTGTTTGAAATCATCGGTAATGTCATTACTTCGGTGGCTCAGATTGTTGCTAATGCAATCGTTCAGATAGTACAGGCATTAGCTCCATATATTCCTGCATTGGTTCCGGTAATGACGGCAACACAGGAAGCTGTAACAGCTATCGCTAATGCGTTTACTTCACTGGTTGAACAGGTTAGTCCAATACTAGACAGTTTATCCGGAGTTATTGAATCATTCGGTACGGCGATCGGTACGGTATTCGAATCTGCAGGAAACGCCATCGAATCATTTGGCAATGCAGTGCAGTCCATACTCGAAGGAGTATCCAGTGTTATCGAATCAATCGGAAACTCTGCCTTAAATGCTGGTAAAGGATTTGAGCATTTGGCTAACGGGGTTAAGACCTTAACGGAGCTGAATCTATTAGACATGGGTGCTTCTCTTGCAGCAGTAGCTACTGGAATAGCAGGTATCGCTGCAGCAAGCGGAGGAATTACCGAACTTGGTAATGGTATGAACCAGTTAGCTACGGCATTGACATTGATCAATACATCCGGAGCAACTGCATCGGCTGCAATGATGGCACTTGGCGCAAGTCTCAGCGCTGTATCCGGACCATTGTCAAGCTTAGGTTCTACGGCATCTACAGCCATGGCATCGTTTGCATCTGCATTAATGGCAGGAGCTGCTGCTGCAGTGTCTGCCGGTCAAATGATTGGCAGGGGTGTGCAGAGCGGTGTTCAATCCGGACTTTCCAATATCGGAAGCCTTGCAAACAGAGCAATGAACCAATTCACCTCTGCGATGAGCTCCGGAGCATCACGGTCTGTAGCAATTGCGAATCAAATGTCATCCGGAATTCAAGCTGCTTTATCCAGAGCAGGAAACGGAGCATACCAGGCTGGTGCATTTATTGGTATGGGCTTGGCGCAAGGTATGGCATCGATGCTCGGATATGTGCAATCTGTAGCAGCACAATTAGCAGCAGCTGCAGATAAAGCTATCCAGGCTAAAGCTAAGATTGGATCACCTTCCAAGGTCGCACGAAAAGATGGCCGTTGGTGGGGTGAAGGTTTAGCCTTAGGTCTATCCGATATGGTTCGTAAGGTTGCAGCAGCTGCCGCCAATTTATTTGCTATTCCACAGCATCAGCAGATGGCTTTCGCAATGGACGGCTACAATCTTGGAGATGCAGACATGTCCAGAGCAATAAGAGTGGATGTACCGCTATATATCAATGATCGTGAATTTGCGCATGCGACTTACGATGCAACGAAAAACGAAAATTCAAGACAAGATAAAATTAAGAAAAGACTGAAAGGAGTGCAGTAGTATGTATTCATTTGTTGACACAAACGACTATCAGAAAGATATGCCGTTACCTGCCGAAGCAATGTCCTATGATGGCAAATACATTGAATATGAATTAACAGGCTACCGCACTCTTTACACTTCCGGAAGAGAGCTCCTAGTATCGGAGCTCCAAACCGGAGAGATAAATGGCATTGATGGTGCCAGGTACTTGGGTAGACGCAGACCAATTCGAACGATAACGGTAGGCTATCAATTAATCGCCGATAGTCCGAGAGACTTTAGAGAAAAGTTCAATAAACTGAATCATCTGCTTCGTGGTGAACAGGTTGAAGTTATTTTCAAGGATGAACCGGATAAGTACTTTATCGGAACCAAAACAAACAATACTGTTGTGGAAAGCGGAAAAAATTCTGTAACCGGTGAAATTGAAATCACCTGTATAGACCCTTATAAGTATTCGACAAAAGTAAAGGCATTTACTGCTGAACTGGTGGATGGCGTATTAACATTACCGATTGAAAATGAAGGCTCTGAGCCTTGTGCAATTCAGTATGAAATTGTTAATAACGCCGAGAATGGATACATTGGAATCCTGTCTGATCAGGGCTCTATGCGATTTGGAGCTCCTGAAGAAGTAGATGGTCAGACTATTACCAATGGCAAAGAGTTGCTTTCTACTATTGCAGACTGGCCTGCTACAAAAGTATCATCTTCCGTGCTTCATCCGGATTCTAATAACTACAACTATACGGGGACGATGAAGAAAGCACCTATTAGCGGAACGTCTGCACAAGGTATTTGTATCGATTCTTTTGGAAACCGCGCATCAGGCAAATGGAACGGATGCTGCTATGAATTAACACTTCCTGCAGATACTACCGGAGAAGCTGGTGCAAAAGACTGGTATGCATGGATGGCTCACTGGTTTATGACAAGCGCTTTAGGCCAGACTGGTGAGCAGGCTGTTGCTTTCTGCACAGAGGATAATAAATTAATCTGTGCATTCCAAATCGTTAAATCTGACTCTGCAGGCAACGATGCCTATGCTGAGTACTGGGTAAACGGTAAAATAGTGCGTCAAATTAATTTTCAGCCAACTATTTACGATTCAGATAACCCATTCAATGGTCGAGGTTGGAATGATATCACTAAGGAAGGCGATAAAGTCACATTTTACTGGTGGGGTTCACATTTTTCATTTGTTGATCCAGCCATCAAGGATATGGTTTGCACAAAGATACAAGTTACTTTCGACAACTACAGCACTCGCCAAAGCTATGTAGCAGTGAATACTATCAGTGAATTGAAATTTACGAAATACGGCGTATCCGGATGGTATGATCTACCGAATACCTATGAAGCAGGTGACGTGGTAGTGATTGATGGTAACGATTCCAAAGTATTTGTTAACGGTATGGACCGTCCGGGTGATGAAGTTATCGGAACTCGGTACTTTAAAGCAGAGCCTGGTATCAATGATATACAGATAGCAGTATCCAGTTGGTGTCAAAAACTTCCGGATGTTACGGCCTATATCAGAGAGGTATGGCAATGATGGATGACGTTAGAATTGCAGTCTTGGACCATCACGACAACATTGTTGGATTCATTGATAACTCCGTAGATGATGCAATGCACTTTTATGATGATGAACTGCACACCTATCTGACTGGTTCTGCATATACATTTAACTTCAAGGTTTATGCTGACTATGAAGATGTGGATATTCTCCAATGCGGATATCATTTATCATTCATCCGGACAAGCGCTGAAGGCAAAGAAAAGGGGTATTATTTAAATGTCGTATCTGTCGAAAATGACGGTTCAGAGGTCGTAGTGGAATGCTACGGCCTTTTATTTGAATTGATCAACGAAGATATTCAGCCGTATCAGGCTCAATCAGCCATGAGCTTTGTGCAGTATGTACAGGCTTTTGGGTTTGATTCGACAGTTATCAATATTGATGTCAACGAAGTATCAGACAAGCGCATCACACACACATGGAGCGATTCGGATACGGTGCTTTCACGGTTGTATTCATTAGCTGATGTATTTGATGCAGAGATTGAATTCGTTACGGAATTAGGCGACTATTACGGCCTCAAGAAGTTGACCATGAACGTATATCGAAAGCATGATACAGAGTATCAGGGCATGGGCAGAGACCGAACGGATGAAATTCTTAGAGTTAATAAAGAGCTGATGGTAACTAGCCATAAGGAAGATATTACGGAACTGTATACGGCCATCCGACCAACTGGGAGCAATGGCTTGACACTTGCGAGCCTTCCGGAAAGAACAGTCTACGATCCAAACGGCGAGGTACTGTACTGGCATCCATCCGGAGATATCGTAATCTTTGCACCGCAGTCTAAGGATAGATATCCAGCTACGGCATTATCAACGGCTGATGGATGGCTCGCTCATAACTGGACATGTGATGCAGCGGATGCTGAATCGTTATATACTCAGGCACTGGCTGAACTTAAGCAGCACTGCGTTCCACAAGTGAGCTACACGGTGGAAGGATTTATTGATGCTGAAATCGGTGATACATTTACGCTGGCAGATGAACAGAGAGATTTATATATAGAGGCTCGAATCGTTGAGCAGATCATAAGCTTTACGGATTCGACCAAGTGCAAAACGGTATTTGATAATTTCACGACTCTGCAGAGTCGGTTATTTTAAGAGGTGACAACAATGAAAAACCTAAAGATCGAAAGTGGAACGATAGCACGTACTATCGTTCTTTTTATTGCATTGATCAATCAATTATTTGCTGTATTCGGAAGACAGCAGATTCCTTTAAATGAAGATTTAATTTATCAGTTAGTTTCAGCAGGATTTACCATCATCTCCACAATCTGGGCATGGTGGAAGAACAACTCATTTACACCAGAGGCAATTATCGCCGATGCCTATATGCATGATCTAAAGGCAAAGAGGTCTCAGTAATGATTGACGGAAATACATCCGTCAGTCTTGCTATTATCTGCTCGACAATCGCTGCAGTTGGAGCCGGTTACGCCGTAATCAGCAATCTCAAAAAGAACAATAGTGAAGAAGCTTCCGGCATTGCTAAGGCAAATGCAAAGCTCGATCAATTGTGCACTATGATGACAGAAACGAGAGTCGATATAAAATCAATGGAGTCAAAGATTAACGACCTTGGCAAAAAACAGATAGAGCACGAAGTTAGAATTTCTAATAACGAGGCTAGACTTACAAAAGTCGAGAAGAAAGTCGAGGACTTGTAATGGCTACAAAATTTGAGGTTATTAACTGGGCTCGTGGCCTTGCAGATCGTGGTGTTGGTTGGGATGCCGACCACGTATATGGTACCCAGTGCACCGACTTAACCAACGGCATCTCTACAAAGTTTTTCGGCAAAGCTTTATGGGGTAATGCCATTGATTTGCTCGATTCTGCAAAGGTCCAAGGCTTTGAAGTAATTTACGATGAAGTTGGTAATGCACCACTGGCCGGGGATTGCTTTGTTATGCAAACATGGGCCCACGAGTACGGCCATACAGGTCTAGTTATCGAAGACTCAGACGGATTTACCATAAAAACCATCGAGCAGAATATCGATGGTAATTGGGACGCACTCATCAACGGTGCACCTGCTCGATACAATGAAAGAGCTTTTTCGGACGGTGATGGCCGTATCATCGGATGGATTCGGTTCCCTTATAACGACAAGATGTCTCAACTTGATGGCAATGTGGAGCCGTACAATAATGCCGGGCTTTACTATTGTGCTCATTGCCAAGATTACGGTTGGAGAGAGTGGATTCATGACGGCCAGATTGCAGGGTCCACTGGCGAATCCAAACGACTGGAAGCTCTGAAAATAGACTGTAGCAAGGTTGAAGGCCTGCACATCGATATTAAAGTCCACATCCAAGACTATGGATGGCAGCTTTATAAGGACGTACAGCCGGATACAATCGTAGGCACAACCGGAGAATCTAAACGGATTGAAGCAATCGAAATCGAGTACTCTGAGAATAATACATTCAAAGGAGAATTAAGGTATCAGCTCCATTTAGCTAAATACGGCTGGACTGGTACAGTTAAGGAAGGATTCACTGCAGGCACTGTAGGAATAAGTACTGCAGTTGAAGGAATAAAGATTTGGGCGGTGTAATGTTATGGAATACTTTGAAAGAAAAATAAACGTATTTAAACCGAACTATATAGAACCTCTTTATGTGGTTCAAGGTTCGAACATGTTAACTATCAAAATCACTTTTGCAGACTGGGATATTCCAAGCGGAGCAATTGTTAAATGGCAGGTAATTACATCAACTAAAGGCGAACTGAATAACGCAACCTATGAAGATAATACGGTTTCGATCGTGCCTTACAACACAACCTTTTCTGAAGCAGGAAAAGGCTATCTGCAATTAAGGGTTGAGAAAGACGAAAAAGTTTTAGTATCATTTGCAATCGATGTATTAATTTTTCGTGACAGACTCATGTCACCTGTCGAAGGCAGTAACTCGGATGTGGTCAAAGTATTGGTTGATCAGTACGTGGAAGAGGCAACGGGTACTTTATTTGAGGATTTGGAGGCTCAAGCTCAATCTGAATTGGCTTCTATTAGAGCCACAGGCGAAGAAGTAAAAGCCAGTATTCCAAGCACTTATACAGCACTTGAAAATAGAGTGGGTGTACTGGAACAAAAAAGCGGTAAAGGTGTTGGAGTACCGTCAACGGTTCGAGAGGCTATATTTACTCTTTTAAATTCGGCAGTTTATACTGCGACTGGGTTAACAGATGAAATCGCACTTGTTGAAGCCTGGGCGAATACTACCTGTACTGCAATAATACTTTCAAAAACATCACTTACGTTTTCGGATGGAACGCCTAAGACATTAACCTATACACTTGATCCGGTTGACTGCGAAGATGTACCGACATGGTCAAGCTCTGATGATTTGATCGCAACAGTTTCTAATGGAATCATCACGCCATTAAAAAATGGATCATGTACAATATACGCAACGATTGGAACAGTAATGGCAAGCTGTTCGGTATCAATCAGCGGTATCATTGTCAGATATCCAGTAACTAACAATTTAACTAACTGCACAACCTCAAACAATTCGCCTACTGCGATTGATGGCGAAGCATATACTGCTACGATTACAGCGAATACAGCGAGCACCTTGACAAGTGTAACAGTGATAATGAACGGTGTAGATATTACTTCATCGGCATATTCTAACGGTGTAATTAATATTCAGTCTGTTACAGGGCCAATTGTAATAACAGCAGAAGCGGAATCAGCTCTGCTTTATACACTTCCTTCTCCAACAACTTTTGATGGCACAAACGTAATTGATACAGGCGTTTATTTGTTCAAAAAGGATGAAGATTTTACAATTACTCTTCATATAACGTTTGAAAGAGCTATAAACTGGAATAAGATTATTTGCGGCGTTAGAGAAAGCAGTACCAATAGCATCTGTATAAAAGTTAGAAACTCTATTAATGTCAGCTGGCTAGGGGCAAGTGGTCAGACGGCTGGTGATGGTAATGATGGCACAAATAATGAAGAAAAGTTTGTAATCACACATGTTGCTGGGTCTGAAGCGTTAATCGTAAACGGATGGTCAATCAAAGACGGAACGAGAAAATCAGATACTTCTAATTTACAAGTATTGAGTACGAGAGGTTGGGCAGATATTGATGCGACTAAATGGTTTGGCGATTACCCTGTAGTCCTTGGCGGTTATAACGTTGATTCACCGTCTATAACAAACGCAACAGTTCATGATTTTGCGATAATGAAAGGCGTAATGTCAGCGGCTGACATAGCTGAATATTTGGAGGCGGAATAAATGACGATTTACGATATTAACGGCAACATTGTTATGTCGCAAGAAGAAAAGTTTGAACCATACGGATATGATATTCCGTCAATGTACTGGCAAGGGTTAAACGGAGCGGATGCTCCGACATCAAAAGATGCCGGTGAAATCATCGGTAAAATTGAATATGTTTCGGAAACATTAAGATTTACCGAATACGGAACCATTAAGGTGCAAGGTAATACTTCGGTAAATTATCCTAAGAAAAACTTTACGTTAAAAACATATTCTGACGCTGAATGCACAAAAAAGTCAAAGCATGAATTCTTGTCGTGGGGTAAAATGTCAAAGTGGGTTCTGAAAGCACACTGGGCAGAATCTTCCCATTTAAGGAATATTAGTCTAGGACGTATTTGGGGGCAAATCGTAAGAAGCCGAAGTGATTATGACTCACTTCCTGTCGAGCTACGTGAATCGCCAAATCAAGGAGCAACAGATGGCTTTCATGTGAAAATGTTTATAAACGGGCAGTATTGGGGCTTGTATGAGTGGATTGTTCCGAAGGATAAATTATTTGGGCAAGATGACGAAAATGCAAATCACTCCATTTTAAATTCAAGTGATCGTAATGCAAGCACAACTTTTAGGTCAAGTACAGGCACAAACTGGGATGAAGAGTTACATGATACGAAATCTCTTGCAATCAGAACCTCTTTCAGTAATTTGGCACAAATGATAATTAACGGCGGATTCTCATTTGTAAATGAAAAATTGGATACACTGTCAGCTATTGATTGGGATATATTTGCAAGAATATTCTTGCTATCTGATAGTATGGGCTTTAATCAAATTTTCTTTACATATGATGGAGTAAAATGGTATGAAGGAGCTTGGGATTTAGACGCCACGATTGGTAATAATAGCAGTGGAGGTCTCACATTTGCTTACGATACTGAATTCCCCGGCGGTTACAACTGGTCTAGGTATCCAACTGATTCACCTAAATCTGTATTGCTTTATGACAGGGTTGAAGAATTATTTACGTCTCAATTTAAAGAACGTTATGCCGAATTGAGAGAGGGTGTGCTTTCTGAGAATAATATATTAAGTGTATTTGAGGAAGTAGTTAGACCTATTCTTAATTATGATGGCTTATATGCGGAAGACTATGCATCCACTACAGGAGGCGGAGCATTTACGAATATGCCTTCGGTAACCACAAACAATATTCAGCAAATAAGAGAATTTATACATAATCGTATTGCTTACATGGATTCTGTAATTGCAGAAATGTAAACAGTCTATTAGATGGCATCCGACCATCTATAGATAGATTAATATCCATGTGATGCTTTCAAACTCTTACGAAACCTGCCTACATTACAATTGAATATGTCACATGGACGGGGGCCTTCGGGCCTCCTGATTTTTTTATGCTCAAAATAAAAAGACGGTAGTGTATACCGTCTCTATTCGTAAACTTCAAACTCTTTAACCATCGGATTGTTAGCATATCTCTGTTCAACTTCTTCCTTAGTTTCAGCATATGCATCATACCAGTGCTCTTTATGGTCAATTACGTGAACTCGGAAGTGTTTGATTTTGCTGGCTTCTATAACCTTGACGATCGTAGCATTTGGCTTCTGTTCCAGAACCTTGCTCGCTGCTCCTTCCTTAGTCGGTGCCCATTCGTGGATTTCACGATTCATAACTTCGTTATATTGATTAGTAATAGTGTAGTAAACCACATATTCATTATTTGTGTACATCTTGTAAACCTCCTTATTTTTCATGTCGTTTCTAATTAATCGCTTGATATATCCCTGGACATTTGTAATTCCATCCAGTAATTCAAGAATATCTGAATCGGTTGATTTATTTAGCTTCAAAACTTTCTGCTTTGTATTTTCCTTGTCGTATTTACTTGATGCTCTTTTTTGTGCTTCAGTTACCTTTGCCATGATATTGTCCTCTTCTTTCTATGCCAGTTCTAAGAAGTTAGACAGGAATTGCTTCTTTTCTTTTCCGTACTTAACAGTAACGAAGTTACCTTCCTGTTTAAATACCGTACCGATTCCATATTTTGGGTGATTAACTTGATCACCTTTTTTAAAGGTCTTGAATTCAGCTTTCTTAGGCTCTTCTTTTCCAAGAGCTTTGTCGATACGCTTTTGCATCGCTAATTTTTCTTCACGTCTAGCTCGATCGTAATCTACCATGTATTCTTTACTATATTCTCTAGTCATCGTCTTTTCCTCCTTAGGTATTCCTTACCTTATCTTCAATAACATTATATCAGTATATACCTATATTGTCAAGTGATGTAGAGGCAGATTGATGACTTATTTTTCTTCCTATTATATATAGAGGGGCAAAAAACTATGTCAAAGCTGACGCATTTTTGACGCATAAAAAATAAAAAAGTCCTTTATATAAAGGACTTATTGACTAATGGTGGACCCCTAGGGACTCTTGTAATATAGGTTATTAAGTGGTTTTAAGTGGTAATAAGCTTTATATAAAGAGTGTTAGTGTACTTAAAAGTTGCCATCTCAAGCGAATTTGACGCATAATTGACGCATTGCTATCCTGTAATTGCATTGATCACTTCATCCTCTGCCGATGGTAGCAGATGGGTGTATCGGTCAATGGTCATCTGAATGGATGAATGGCCTAATCGCCTAGATACGGTGTACATATTAACACCTTTACTAATCAAATAAGAAGCGTGTGAATGCCGGAAGTCATGGATTCGGATATACGGCAATCCTGCCTTTTCAATCGCAGCCTGTTTGATTCTGTCAATGTGGGTTGTGCTAATCTGTTTCGGACCTCCAAATATAAACCAGTCTAAAGAAAAGTATTCATCTTTCTGAGCGCTCTTTTTAAGCGAATTCAGAGCTTTTATACAATTGCCATCTATTTGTATGGTACGGATTGATTTCTTTGTTTTTAGTGTGCTCCAACGCCCATCCTGCCACTGTCTGTAGACTCGCAAACGTTTGCCATCAAAGTCTTTCCACGTGAGCGAAAGAGCTTCATTCTTTCTTAGTCCGGTCCAAAAAAGAATTAAATAGAATACTTTATAAACCTCCTTATCATCCGGAACAAATTCCATAAACTGGTTGAACTGGTCAGCGGTCCAGATGGTCATCTCTGTGAGCTGCTCTTCATCCTTTGGCAGTATTCTATCAATACGGTCCATAGGGTTGGATTCCAGTCCGTACTTCCGCATAGCAAATTTAAATGTTGTATTAAGCAAATCCTTAGCTTTCTTAACATATCCTGTTGAATATTGATCAATGTATTTATCCAAAATCTGCTCAATCATTAATGGAGTAACCTCTCCGATCGGAACGGTATGCAAAGGTTCAAACCACTCATTCAGGAAGCGCTCCTGCTCTCGTTTGGTTCTCTGCGTAATAGCGTTACGCTTTTCTTTGTCGTCAATGCAAGCCTGGCATATTTCTCTAAATGCTCCATTTGATGGATACTCTTTCTTTGTTCGAAATAACAATTCAGCCTCGTGGCATTCTTCTTTTGAGTTGTACCATTTTGATGAATAAAGGCGTCTTTTTCCAAGTGCGTCTTTATATCTGGCATGAAATCTATATTTATATACTTTTTTCTTTCTTCCTGAAATCGTAGAATCAACGATAAATTGTTTTCTTTCCATGTAAAAGTCTCCTTTCTATGGTAAAATTTGCATAGTAAAAAGCGCAAGAACCTTTTTACTTTTGACAGCGTGCTTTGGCGAGTGGCGCTGTCTTTTTTTTATTTATTTGTTCATGGCAGAATCAGCGAGTTCTAATTCTTTTTCATTTGGTTCACGGCCTGTCTTCTTAATCATCCGGATGTATCTGGAATTCATCTTTTCAGCCGTAGATCCGGCACGAAGTGCAGCGGCACATACCTCGACAGCCTCTTCATAACGTTTCTGCTTTTCATAAAGCATCGCTAACCGTTTATATGCTGGGCAATTCCGAAGAGGCTCGTCTCCGTATTTTTTACTAATATGGTTTATATGAAAGTATAGTCCGGTTGATTTAAGGCAGAGCTTTTCGAAAGCCTCAGCTCTTGGACCTTCAAAGTTCTTAAGTGTTGTCATTAATGACCAGGTATCCTCAATCTTTGTCAGGTTGTCGTAATATTCGTCAGAATAAGGACGCAATTCTTTTTCCTTCTTTTCCCACTTTTCATAGTCAAAAGAATCATAATCATCGTCACTTTCATCAATAAACCTAGCTGGTAATGGTGGCTGATTTGAATTGTGGAGCTGCAGGACCACTAAATAGTACGGTCCATAATAGGTAACCTGTGATATTACATACTGTTTGGTTTTTAATAACTGGTTTACCATTATTGAATCTTCGTTAGCGACATAGCCAATTAACTGGCCGTCTCCAAGAGCTTGAACACCTCCGGCAAATTTACCGCTATCTACTATTTCCAGTGACAATGATCTACGTCCAGAACGAACCCATGCATCATGTTCGGCTGCATGGTGACGCATTCCTACTACTTTACATTCATATTCATATGGCAAGCCTTCAACTGATTGAGAAGGCTTTTTAAACCTATCAAACAATCCCATATTTATTCTCCTTTGCAATATAAAATAAATTACATTCTGACAATTTACTTGTCAAAAACATCGATATTATTGATTATGTCGAACGTATCCGACAGATCTGTCAATGTGAAACCGTAATATTTGCATAATACACGAGCGTCATTAAAATCCAGGGCTCTCCTTCCTGATTCTATATCTGACAGCCACGAGGTAGTGTGTCCACATTGTTCGGCAGACTCTCGGAGCGTTCGATTTGCTTTTTTCCGCAAGGTTTTGATAGCAATGCCGGTGACCTTGTTGTCGTTCATAACCTTCACCTCTTTTCAATTAAATAATAACACTTTATCGCTATAAGCGAAATAAAATGTTATTAAATATAACTTTTTTGTTGCATTATCACGCAAATAGCGTATAATGATAGTGTAAGCGTTACGCAGATAGCGTAACTAGAAAGGAGAATATGATCAACGAAAGCCAAACCATAACAGTCGCTCAGCTTAGAGGCCTCTGTGGATTCAACATAAAAGAGTGTGCTGAATTCCTAAATATCACACCGAAGGCTTACGCTGAAAAAGAAAAAGGTATCAGCCCATTTAAATTCACAGAAGTAAAAGCTCTATGCGACAAAGCTGGTTGGTCGATGGATCGGGTCGTTATCGGTCCAAAGACCGACTAAAAATTTACTACTGAATTACGCTATATGCGTTGTGTCCACCTCCGCAACCTGTGCCTTGCACGTTAAATCTACGTCTTAGACTAAGCTGCCGGTATATGTTTGAAAGTCATGATGAAATTTCTCCTAAAGTATTCTCTCGTTGTGTGAGGTGCAGATTGGGGAGGTGGAAAGAAGAAAGGAGAAGAGAATGAAAAAAACTAAAAAAGAATGGCGAGCACATTTCGATGGAGAAGATAACTGGATCGTAGTCAAAAAAGAGCCTAAATTCGGTATTCAGATCACGAATCTTGTCGGTACAGAAATCTATGCTCTCGAGGCATGGTATGAACCTGTAGAGATTCAAAAGAGATACGGAGCCACAGGGCACTGGATGCAGAAATTCTATTTCTATTTAGAAGAGAACGAAGAGCATCAGCTGTATCCGGTTGACGACTACAAGACGGATTTAATCAATCGACTGTACAAAGGAGAACTTCAATGCGATTGATCGGTATCGTCTTCGTTGTCATTGCCTTTGCGGTGCTGGTCGTAGGTATCGCCGAATATATCCTCGAAAAGGAAGAGGAGAAAGACAAAAGTCGATTGATTGGCGAGGTAATCAAGGAGATAGAAAGGAGAAAAGGACAATGAGCACCGAAATGTTTGAAGTGGTTAATCGTAACCATGACAGAAAAATGTCCAGACAAAAAAGAAAAACAAAAGTAACGCTGGAAGATGTAGCGTTCTTATCCATCGTACCGATCGCCTGCATGCTGATGGCTCTGGTTGAGAATCTATTATGACCGAACGAGAAGGATACCAGATTTTGTCAAAACCTTTCATTACCACAAAGGACGCTGCTAGAGTACTTGGAATTTCATCTAATCAAGCGAGCAAGGTGATGACAAAGAAAGAAGTCCGGAAGATATGCAAAGGGAATTACATAACAGCTGACTTTGTTAAGAAATTCGGACTTATCGACTATTTAAAAAGAGTATCTAGGTATGCCGACCAGTAGATACTCAATGAAAAACAGATGGCTTGAGGAATAAGCCAATTATATTTTATCACAATTAAAAAGGAGAAATAAATGATAAATCCATATGAAAAGAAAATATACCAGTTAACCGGTGAGCAGATCATCGATAATCTTATCGTTGCAAGCGAAAGAGCTTATTCTGCCGTGTTTAATAAAGATACTTCTGAGAGTACAAGACTCAATTGTATTCTGCTCCATACCAAAACAATTCATGAATTTTTGAAGCGTATCGAAGATTTTGAGATTGAAGAAAAAGGTGATACCAAAGCAAAAGCCAAAAAGAAGGAAAAAGAAATCATTTCATTAACATTTAATCTAGGTATGGACTTCGATAAAAGACCTTCTATTTATGTTAGCGATCATTGCAAGCTGTCAGAAACTGGCATCAAGTTGTTGTGTGATTACTCCAATACAGACGGAGAAAAGGCTGTAAAACATATCAAAGAAATTCTAGATGATGCGAATTATAAAATTGCGAAAGTACTGGCAGAGACAAAAGAAGGGTGTTCTTTGGAGATTCACGTTCCAGATCATGCACCGGAAGCATCATTTACATTAAAGGAAAAGTTAGAAAAAGAGGTATCTGAGGATGAGCGTTAAAATCAATACTTTCGAACTGGAAAATGTAAAGCGTATCAAAGCGGTTGCTGTAGAACCGACCGCAGACGGATTGACCGTTATCGGAGGTCGTAATAACCAAGGCAAAACTTCCGTTCTGGATGCCATTGCCTGGGCATTAGGTGGAGCAAAGTATAAGCCTTCGGAACCGCATCGTGAAGGTTCCATGTTACCTCCATCTTTAAAAGTAACATTAAGCAATGGCCTAATTGTTGAAAGAAAAGGCAAAAACTCGGAATTAAGAGTGATTGATCCAAACGGCAACAAAGCTGGTCAAAAACTGTTAGACAGTTTCATTGAACAGTTAGCTCTTGATATTCCTAAGTTCATGGAATCCACCTCAAAAGAAAAGGCGAATATCCTTCTGCAGATTCTCGGTATCGGTGAAAAGCTAATCGAAATCGAAATGAAGGAAAAGGCTGTATACGATGAGCGCACTGCCATCGGAAGAATCGCACTGCAGAAGCAGAAGTATGCAGATGAATTAGATGAATATCCGGAAGTCGGTACCGAACTGGTATCGGCTGCAGAACTTATCCACCAGCAGCAGGCCATCATGGCTCAAAATGCTGAGAATATGCGTAAACGTCAGAATGCAGATTACTTAAAAGCATCCTATAACCAACAGCGTGCAAAAGTTGAATCTTTACAGAATCAGCTGAATGAAGCACGTGATCAGCTGGATAAATTGACAGACGACTTGGAAATCGCACAAAAATCAATCCTTGATTTAGTTGACCAGTCCACGGAGGAACTGGAAGAGAATATCCGCAACGTGGATGCGATCAATGTAAAGGTTCGCTCCAACATTGATAAAAAGCGTGCTATCGATGAGGCTGCATTAGAACAGCAGAATTATGAAGCTAAGACAGAAGAGCTGAATGCCATCCGTAAATCTAAGATGGACCTTCTTGCCAGTGTCAAATTGCCATTAGATGGCTTGGCTGTCGTGAATGGAGAAATCATTTATAAAGGTCAGCAGTGGGATAACATGTCCGGAAGTGACCAGCTGAAGGTGGCTACTGCCATTGTCAGAAAGTTGAATCCTAATTGTGGATTCGTTCTCCTGGACAAGCTTGAACAGATGGATATCGAGACTATGAACGAGTTTGGCAAATGGTTGGAAGCTGAAGGATTACAGGCAATTGCTACACGTGTATCTACAGGTGATGAATGCACTGTGATCATCGAAGATGGCTATGTTAAAGGGAAAGAAACTGCAGTAGCAGAAGCTCCGAAATGGAAGGCAGGTCAATTCTAATGCCAATTGAAATCATTAGAGGAAAAATACCACATGCTCAGAAGGTAGTCGTATACGGTCCGGAAGGTGTAGGCAAGTCAACATTCGCAAGCCACTTTCCTGACTCTTTATTCCTCGATACAGAGGGAAGTACACGAAAACTAGATGTTGCCAGGGCTGTTCCGACATCATGGACGGTTCTGCTGCAGATGGTCCGTACCGTACAGATTGAAAAGCCATGTAAAACCTTAGTAATTGATACAGCTGACTGGGCTGAGCGCTTATGTATTCAGCATGTATGTGCAGTCAGAAACTTCCAGAGCATTGAAGACCCGGGCTATGGAAAAGGCTATACATACCTTTATGAAGAATTTGGTAAGTTTCTCAATATGCTCGAAGAAGTAGTCAGAAGCGGAATCAATGTAGTAATGACAGCCCATTCTCAAATCACTAAATTTGAACAGCCGGATGAACTGGGTGCCTATGACAGATGGGAGCTGAAGCTTCAGAAAAAGGTAGCTCCAATGGTCAAGGAATGGGCTGATATGGTCCTTTTCGCAAACTATAAAACTGTAGTAGTAACTGTGGATAAACAGGGCAAGAAAGCCAAAGCCCAGGGAGGTCAGCAAAGAGTTATGTATACATGCCATACGGCCGCATGGGATGCCAAAAATAGAGACGGACTTCCGGATATGCTGCCGTTCGACTTCAACCAGATTGCGCATATCTTCAATGATGCACCAACTCAACCACAACCTCAGTCTCAACCGAAAGAAGAACCTAAGCCAATTGACTTAGCGGATGGAGTAGGTCAGCCTCAAATTTACGAGCCACCAAAACAGGAAGATCCTAAAGTAGTTGATGAATATAGTAAGCCTGAATACTCCGGACTTCCATCAGCACTGCTCGACTTGATGAAGATGAACAAAGTCAAGGAAGGCGAGATTAGAAAAGCTGTCAGTCAAAGAGGATATTTCCCTGAAAGCATGCCGGTTAACCAATATCCGGAAGACTTCATCAATGGAGTATTGGTAGGGGCATGGGACCAGTTACTAGACATGATCAGAGATATTACACTGCCATTTTAAGGAGGATAAAATAAATGGACTACAACAATAATTACAACCAATATGGCTATCAGAATCCGCAGAATACAGGCAACAATTTTGCATCCTATGGATGGGACGATGAAGTAGAGGAAGCGGATGAGTATTCTCTCATTGCTCCGGGAGTATACCAGTTTGAAGTTGCTTCATTCGAACGTGGACAATTCAACGGCTCCGAAAAAGTAGGACCATGCAATACAGTAAAGGTCCAGTTCAATGTAAATGTAAACGGCGATACAGTGCCGTATACTCATAACTTCTTTCTGAACAGTATGAATAATAACCGCCGTATGATCACAGGCTTTTTCGAATCAATTGGAGAACAGCCAATCATGAAGCCTAACGGTAAGAAGTCGGTGCGTATGAACTGGCTGAGTACTCCGGGAAGAACAGGATATTTTGAACTCACACAGAATCCGGATAAGAAGAATCCGAGTACCATTTACAACAATATCAAACGTTTCCTTTCACCAAGTGAGATGCAGAATATGCAGATGCAGCAACCTCAGCCTCAACCTCAGCCTCAAGCACCACAGTGGTCAACAGGTAAATTCTAATGGAGCTTAGACCTTATCAAAACGAGGCGGTCAGTGCAATATTAAACGAATGGCAGAACGAGGGTCATAAACGGACCCTCTTAGTTCTTCCAACAGGCTTAGGAAAGACCATTGTCTTTACAAAGGTAATTGAAAACTGTGTTACCAGGGGAGAAAGAGTATTGATACTTGCCCATAGAGGCGAGCTTCTGGAACAGGCAGCAGACAAGTTAGAAAAGGTAACAGGGCTTAAATGTGCTATTGAAAAAGCAGAACAGAGTTGTCTTGGTTCATGGTATAGAGTCGTGGTCGGTAGTGTGCAGTCTCTGCAGATCCCTAAACGGCTTGAACAGTTTGCTCCGGACTACTTTGACACCATCGTAGTGGATGAAGCGCATCATGTTTTATCCGATGGCTATCAACGTGTTATGGAGCATTTTTCAAACTCAAATGTACTCGGAGTAACTGCGACACCTGACCGCAGTGATATGCGGAATCTAGGCTCTTTCTTTGAGTCGCTGGCTTATGAGTACACACTGCCGAAAGCCATCAAGGAAGGCTACCTTTCACCAATTAAAGCGTTGACCATTCCGCTAAAGATTGACTTATCCAGTGTAAGCGTACAGGCAGGCGACTTTAAAGCAAGCGATATCGGAAATGCGTTAGATCCGTATCTGGAACAGATTGCTGATGAGATGCTGAAGTACTGTTCTGAGCGCAAAACGGTGGTATTCCTTCCACTGGTAGCTACAAGTCAGAAGTTCAAGGAAATATTGAACCGCAAGGGATTTCGAGCTGCCGAAGTCAACGGCAACAGCGATGACCGGAAAGAAGTCTTACAAGGCTTTGATGAAGGCAAATATAACGTAATCTGCAATTCCATGCTTTTGACGGAAGGATGGGATTGTCCATCTGTGGACTGCGTAATCGTACTCAGACCGACAAAAGTCAGAAGCCTGTACACACAGTGTGTAGGCCGTGGAACACGTTTATATCCGGGCAAAAAAGACCTTCTATTGCTGGACTTCCTGTGGCATACAGAACGGCATGAATTATGCCATCCTGCAGCGCTTATCTGTACCAATGAAGAAGTGGCAAAAAAAATGACCGCCAATATGGAAGAAGAGGCAGGCACCTTATTTGATATCGAGGAAGCTGAGGAACAGGCATCCAGTGATGTGCAGCGTGAACGTGAAGAGGCACTCGCCGAGAAGCTGAAAGCCATGCGGATACGTAAAAGAAAACTGGTGGATCCACTACAGTTTGAAATGTCTATTCAAAGCGAGGATTTGTCCAGCTACGTTCCTACATTCGGATGGGAAATGGCACCACCATCACCTAAGCAGTTAGCTACCTTGGAAAAGTTTGGAATCTTCACCGATGAAATTGAGAATGCCGGTAAGGCAAGCCTTCTGATGGACAGATTGATCAAGCGCAAGGAAGAGGGGCTGTCTACACCGAAGCAGATACGATTCCTCGAAAGTCGTGGATTCCATCATGTAGGAACATGGCCGTTTGATGAAGCATCAAAGATGATATCAAGGATATCAATGAATAACTGGCGTATTCCTTCCGGAGTAGATCCAAGGATTTATAAACCAACAGGAGTAGTTGTGTATGACTGATTTGAAAGAGCTGCTTAAATATATCGACCCTTCGACATGCAATTACCAGGAATGGGTAAATGTAGGGATGGCGCTTAAACAGGAAGGATATTATGCCAGTGACTGGGAAGAGTGGTCGTCAAGAGATACCACGCCTAACAGATACCACTATGGCGAATGCTATCGGAAGTGGGAGAGCTTTGAAGGCTCTTCTACTCCGGTCACTGGTGGAACCATTGTGCAGATGGCAAAGGAACGTGGATATGTACCGCCACGAAAAAATGGCGAAATCGTTAACTATGATTTTGATGATGAAATCGAAGTTGACGGTGCATTGATAGATACTGCCTTCGTTGAGGAAAAACCGATAATAGAACCTTATAACTGGAATCCGGTAAGCGAATTAATCGAATATTTGAGCACTCTTTTTGACCAGGATGACATGGTCGGATACGTAGTTGCTAGTGAATTAAACGGCGACAAATACGTTCCTGCAGATCGAGGGCACTGGAAGAAAGCCGGTGAACTTATTAGAGGTTTGGAAAGCTGTAACGGCGATATCGGTGCAGTATTCGGCGATTACAATCCACAGGCAGGTGCATGGATACGGTTCAATCCGTTGGATGGCCAGGGCGTTCGGAATTCGAATGTTGCTGCATATAAATATGCGCTTGTAGAGTCGGATTCCATGGATATTGATAAACAGAACGCGCTGATCAGAGAGCTGCAGTTACCTGTAGCAACATTAACGCACTCCGGAAAGAAGTCCATCCATGCCGTTGTCCGTATCGATGCAGACAATTACAACGAATATAAAAAACGTGTAAATCAGCTGTATTCCGTTTGCGAAAATAACGGTCTGCAGATTGATACGCAGAATAAAAATCCATCAAGATTAAGCCGTATGCCCGGCTTTATAAGAGGTAATCAGAAGCAGTTTCTAATTGATACTAATATCGGACAACCATCGTGGAATGCATGGATTGACTGGATGGAAGAACAGACAGATGACCTTCCTGATTTTGAAAACATGGCCGATGTATGGAACGATTTGCCACCTCTGGCACCACCATTGATTGACGGAATATTAAGACAGGGGCATAAGATGCTTATCTCCGGGCCATCGAAAGCAGGTAAGAGCTTTGCGCTGATTGAACTGGCCATTTCCATAGCGGAAGGCTTGCCTTGGTTTGGCTGCCAGTGCACACAGGGAAAGGTGCTGTATGTCAATTTAGAAGTAGACCGGAGCTCCTGTCTGCATCGGTTTAAAGACGTGTATGAGGCCATGCAGTTAACTCCGGTTAATATCAGTAACATCGATGTATGGAGTCTTAGGGGCATGGCCGTACCTATGAATAAGCTTGTACCTATGCTAGTTAGAAGAGCGAGGAAGAAAGGGTTCATCTGCATCATCATTGACCCTATCTATAAAGTGATTACCGGAGATGAAAATTCAGCTGAACAGATGGCTAAATTTTGTAACGAATTCGATAAGATTTGTAACCAACTGGGTGTGTCTGTTGTGTACTGTCACCATCATTCGAAGGGTGTCCAGAGCAATAAAAAGGCATCGGATAGAGCATCCGGAAGTGGAGTGTTTGCACGTGATCCGGATGCAAGTATTGACTTTCTGGAACTTAAAGTTCCGGAAGAAGAACATGCAGAATTTCCATCAATGACGGCATGGAAAATGGAATGTACACTTAGAGAATTCGCTAAGCCATTACCTAAATATCTATGGTTCGAATGGCCGATTCATAAGCTCGATGAATCCAAATCATTACAGAATATGAAGGCTGCAGATGACAAGGAATCGAAGAAAAAAGACGGTATGGATAAGAAGACCAAAGAGGCAATTGAAGACTTGGAAAACTTCATGATGGACCGTGAACCAATGACTTCATATGCTATTTCTAAGGAGCTTGGAAGGTCTCCACATTCGGTCAAAAAGTGGTGTGAAATGTCCAAATACTTAAGAGAAAATTCGGAGAAAAAGTGGTATTACTTCGACAATAAATAGGGTATTGCACTATTGCATTGCAATATTGCATTTAACTTTTGCAATAGTGCAAAAGTACCACTTTTGCAAGTGTGCAATAGTATTGCAAAAGTTAACTTTTGCAATAGTGCATTATTGCATCTGAAACTACTACTACGTAGTAGTTTTGCAACAGTGCCAGTGGTATGTAGTATTGCAAAAGTCTCAAGAGACTGACTTTTGCGAATACATACAACCGATACCCTGTGAAAAACTGAAAATAATTTTTAAATGGTAATTGAAATGAAATTTTTTATAGCGATGAAAAAGCCACCTACAATCACACATCAGGAGAAGAAGGTAACAGTGGTAAATGGTCGGCCAAAGTTTTATGAACCTCCGGAGCTGAAACAAGCCCGGGCAACATTGATGGCCTACCTCGCAAGGTATAAACCGGATGAACCGTTAAGTGGTCCTCTGAAACTGGAATCGCACTGGATCTATCCGGAGACGAAAACGCATCCAGCAGGCACTTGGAAAATCACAAAGCCGGATACAGACAACATGGTCAAGTTGCTTAAGGACTGCATGACTGCGTTAGGATTCTGGGAAGATGATGCACAAGTCACGTGGGAAGTCATCACAAAAATGTATGGTGATCAAATGACTACAGGAATATTCATCTTGGTGGAGAATTTAATAGAGCCTTAGTTACAGGAAAGTTACAAAATTATGAAATATACAGGAATACAGAGACAAACAGGTGTACGTGTATACGGTGACAGGGTGGAACCGATTGATATGTTCCGTTCGTTTCTTGTAGAGGAAACTTCCTACGGATACACAAAGCATGTTGTCGATAAGAATACGATTGAGGAAATCGAGGATAATGAACGATGGAATCAGAATGGAAATTTAGATTCGTAAAAATTTACGATGAATCAGAAGGCAGCCGAACGAACCGCTTAGGTAAGCAAAAGAAAGATTACTTAGGGCAGGTATGCAGACAAGTTGGTATCTTTCCACCATATACGATGCAGTTCACTGATGGAGCTATGTGGGCATTGGATACAGGCCAGATCAAGCCGATCGGCAAGGCTGTACTGAATCATCAGAAATATAATGTTCCGGTTGTCTGTGTTGAGACCGGTCAAGAGTTTAATAACAAAAAAGAAGCAGCGGATTTGGTTAGCGTGACCAAAGGCGCAATTTATACAGCAATTTGCAGTGGATGCAAAGCCGGTGGCTATCACTGGAAAAACAAAGGAGAGGAATATGAAACTTAAAGACTTGATCAAGGACTACGGAGAATGTGATGTTGTTCTCTATAACATCGAAGGAACCAACAGAATCAAGATTGAAGGAAGAAAGCCGGAGAATAGAACTGTATGGGATTTGAAAGATGGGGATTCGTACTACTGGATTGAAGGTCTCGGATACATAAAAGGTCACTATTTTTGGAAAACCGAATCAGCTGACTTTGCTGCACGTGATATCGGAAATATATTTCTAACCAAAGAAGAAGCCGAAAAAGAAGTAGAACGCAGAAAAACCGAAATTCTGTTGCTTAAGTATGGTGGCAGAAGGTGGTTCAAAGAAGAGGGCGATAATTTCTATTTAGTTAGGGAATGCGGTGATTTTGAAACTTATCAGGCATACTGTATTCTTCCTTTAGGAACAATTTATTTTGATACCGAAGAACAAGCAAAGAAAGCTATTTCCGAAATCGGAGAAGAACGTCTTAAAAGGGCACTGTTTGAGGTGAGATGATGAGATTGATTGATGCGGATGAAGCCATTGCTAGAATTGATGCAAAACTAAATGAAGTGCCCACATTTATAGAAAGTGAATACGGAATCGTAGGATATAGAAATGCATGTATAGCATTTAAGCGAATGTTGGATAGCCTTCCGACTGTGAATGAATGGATTCCAGTAAGCGAAAGATTACCGGGAATAGATTATATCAACGAGTATATCTTAATCGCTGTCGATGATGATGTGATTCCCGTTATGGTTTTAGATGGTTTAAATTGGGGTAGAGGTGTTTGGGGCTTTAAAGATTCCGACGACCCATTAGAGGACAAAATAACCTTTTCCTTTTATCCTTGGGATGAAATCTCTGCATGGCAACCGTTGCCGAAACCTTATGAGGTAGAGAAATGAAAGTATTAAGCGACACGTTAAACATCGTCATAATCTTTTTGGTCGCATATATCATATATCAAATCGGATATAACAAAGCGGTGCTTGATTGTATAAAGATGTTGGACGATTGGGAAGAGAAACAAGGTGACGATTCATGCTAAGCGATAAAGACGGCGATCAAATCGTGATGGAGATACTCAAAACCGTCGACGGTCGTGTGTATTATTACATGCAGTATCTGTCAATCCAGTGGATGGATGAGCCTCTGGACGCAGTCGGTAACACGATCGGCGAGGCACTGACAAAGCTATTCAAAAGAAAGTATGAGTTGAGACGATGGAAGAGCTGACTTTATTTAACTATCAAGATGAGTGCCAGCCATGTTGGCGATGGTTCAAGGAATCCATGTGCTGGAACTGCGAGAAGTTTAAGCCCGGGAAGACTTGCCATTGTGGAACGTGTGCAGAATGTGAAACGGCAATGGACTCGGATGACTGGTATCATCAATTTTTTGCAGGGTGTGAATACAATCAAAAGAAAGGTCGAAAGTATATCGAATACGAAAGGAAGAACAAATGAAAGCAATAATAATTTACAGTATCGTATGGTTAGCAGGTGTATGGTTCGGTTATTTGATTGGCTCAGCACCTACGCATAACGATTGGGATTGATATGGACATTGATAACGAATATGGTAAACAGTTCGAGGGGTATCTACTGGCAGGAATATTGAACCAAATGACTGATGAGGCAAGGAAAGAAGCCTTTAAGAATCCATATGTGGAGGCTTTTGTAATCGGCGAGATTGTCAGCAAGATGCACCGAAAGCCTTATCTAGTATTGGATGCTTCGAAATGTAAACTCAAAAAGGAATACAACAAAGAAAAAATCGGCGCACTATTGTGGTGGCATATAAAGAATCCAACCTTTCAAAAAATGCTAGATATTGCGATAATGCATGGAATGGAGGCAACTGATGACATCAAATGATTTACTCACAGGATCAAGTGTATTAATTCCATTTAGCGAGTATCAAGAGCTGATCAATCTACGCAAAGAAGTCGAAAAGTTGAAAAGGGAAAACTATGGATTGAAAACGACAATCAAAAATTTACAGGAGAAGATAGAGAAGCAATATGCGCATCATACATATTGCAGTTAAGGAGGATAGTATATGGGTGCAAAAAAAACGTATTGACAATTACACAAGCTTTTTATTGACTGGCGATGAAGTTATCAATTTCTCACATATTGTTAACGCCGAACTCATTACCATCGACAAACCAGTAAGCAACCCAGAGGACGCCGAATTGTGCGATCAACAATACGCCGTTCAAATTAATACAGATTATGG